TCACGACTAAAGGTAGGGGTGGTGTCTTAAGTTACAAAACACCAAAAGTTCCCACGACGACATACACAAGTGAGTTCTCACTCATACCTGAGAGAAAAGAAGCTGCACCTGCTGGACCAACTGGACCAACCACAAAAAGCTACAACTGGAACGCATACGGTAACCTCGGGGGACCTGGTTACGGTGCTAAAGATTTAGAAAAAGCTTTAGCTGAAGGTTTTAGTGAGCAAGACGTTAAAAATTACCTACAACAAAACAAACAACTTTTTGGTGCTGGTCGATTAAACCTGGCTGAAGATCTTCAAAAGAAATTTGGCTTTGATTACTCTTATGTAAACCCTGAGGTTCAGTCAGACGTTGTAGCTGGTAAGTATGGCTCACCTGCTTCATTGATCCGAATGGCGGACCCGCAGAAATTTGCAGACTCAAGGCAGAATCAAGAGTTTATGAAGGCTGAAAATGTATCCCCAATAACAGCAGGAATCTCTACAAAATATGGGATGAACTCTCAGTACTTTGGTGCCGAAGATCTTAAAGCTGCTCGTGATCAAGGTTTTACTAACCTACAGATTAAAGATTATTTAGACAAAAATCCTTCCTTGTTAAGGGAACAAAATATCAAAGGAGGAGGTGGTCTGTATGACGAATTAGCAAAATCACTCTCTCCTACCACCGCAACGGCAACAACAACAACAGCAGCAGCAATACCAACACCAGAACCAGCTAGGCCTGTAATTACTCCAACTCAAGAATTTAGAGTAGCCCCAGAGAAATTTGAAGAAACACGGGGGATAACAACTGACTACGGTATGGATGCTTCTTATTTTGGTGCCGAAGATCTTAAGGCTGCTCGTAATCAAGGTTTTACTGATAGAGAAATTAAATCCTTCTTAGATAAAAATATTGCCGGTCTTCTTCGCGAAGGTAACTTACCAGGGAAGGGTGGTGTATATGATCAGCTCATACTTTAAAGCACCACACGGAAACTAAATGAATGAATACTGTTTACTTATAGAGAAAAATAAAAAAGAATTACAACTCTGTGTATCAGCTAATGATAACAACCACGCTAAAGCACAAGCGGTAGACATTGCACGAGGACTTCAAGCAGACGCATTTACACTCGTATACGGACAGATCAAACCTTGTGAACTAAGCGAGTTCTTTAACAAGTTAGCTCTTAGTGACTTTAGCCACACAGAATGCTTTACTTGGCAAGGAAAATATTGCAACAACACTCCAGTAATATACGCACTAGGAACTAAGTATTACGTGCGTCCTTTAATACTTACGTACCTAGACATACCTAAAGATTCTTTTGTACTACCCAAATGCAAAAGGAAAAACTGCATAAACCCTTTCCACAATACTTACAAAAATATGAAAGCCTCAAAGCTTACTAGCGCAGATAGGCAATTGGCGCTAGCCTTCGCAAGCCAAGGCACTCCTGTTAAGGACATCGCTAAGGCATTTAAAGTTCACCGCTCTTCGATCTATCGCTTGTTTAACCAATGAACATCCTCCTTTTAGGTCTCCGCGTCACCGACGAACCAATAGAAAGTGAAGGCAACTGCAATTTAAACGCAGAAGCTTTACCTTCAACCGAAAAGAAAATTCCGACAAAAGTAGTTTTAAGTCAGAAAGCAGATCACTATGTAGGAAAACTACTAAAGAAACTTAAAGATAAGGAAGTTTTCCTTGCTATCGGACCAACCAAAGCGGACCCGGATGGTTTGCTAAAGATGCAACCAATGCTAATTGCCAGAAAAGACAATTGGGATGATCTACTTGCTATCAATCTTTATATAGCCACGGGGGGCCTTGGTCCAAAAGCTGAAGAAAATCAACTTGGCGACAACACAGTCACCAACAGATCTTTGGCTTGGCAGGATGAAAACCAAGAAACAAACTGGATGAAGATATCTTGCTGGAACGAACTGTCAGCTCAACTGGCAGAGCTACCTGCAGGAACCCCCACTATTGCTGTTGGAAGGGTAAGCACATCCGAAAAAGACGAAAGAGTATTCTTGAACTACGGCGTGGATAAGATTCTTTATCTGCCTCGCACACAAAAAGCAGCCCCTACAAAGGCTGCAGACCCTGAAAAGGGTCGAGTTTCTACTGCTGCTCTCGGTTCTCTCGATTTTTCGCTTTAACTAACCATGGTATTTATCGCAGGCAAATTCTCAGCTGATGAAATCCTTTGTCAGATTCCCCCTCACACACTACGAATTGATTTGCAGGCTCGTCGTTGGAAATCCGACAGTGATCCTGAGGCGGCCATCGTTGACACCAACGACAATGGCATACCCATCGAGTTTATCTTGCTTGGTTTCACACCATTCTTTGGTAACCTCGGCATGCGGGCGCACGAAGAATTTATACGAATTAGTTTTATCGGTGTTTCACCGAATCATCGTCTACTACCTCCACGGTGTGTCTGCACGAGCATCATCAGCGGTAAGTCAAGCCAAAAAAACTTTATCACGTACTTCCAGACGTTGTATAACAATCGTATAAATGTAGGTGAAGTAGTAACGAGTACGAAGTTTGTGCAGAAATCTTTTAATGAACGCGATGCTTTTACAGGAGCTGATGGTCCAAAAATAAACTACAACGCATTAGAGTTTAAGGATCGGCCTTCACAGAATGACGAGGAGAAAAAGCTCATACAGGATGTATCTTCCTGGCTTGAGACTTCTGGAACAGAGCTGGTATCAGCTGCATTACGTTCTTCTATCCCCGGTTCTAATCTGGTTGAATTACCTCTGGGTGAAGACCACGGTGGTATTAAGGAAGCTTTTATGGAGGCTCACCCCAAAAGATTAGAGAGTTCTTTCGAAACGCCAAAGGCTTCTTTGCCTCCGGCTGCTGAAGCTCCAAAAAAAGCTGAGGCTGAAGTACCTCAAGCAACGCCAGCTCAAAAACCAGCTAAGGGACGAGAGCTGAATGAAGAACAGAAAGCTGCTCTAAAAGCGGCTGGTCTGGATTTTTGACGTAAACTGTCTAAGGACATGGGGAACGCGCCTTCGTTTGAAGGCGTTTTTTTTCTACATTTTTAGAACGATTTGGTGTCAATGGCGTTTTACCACGTGCCGAAATTCATTTTTGGCCCTATTGCCGATTCAAAATTGTGCTCTGGCACCGTCCTCTTACCAGCAGATTTTGACGGCCAACTCTTTGAACAAGTTAAAGACTCTAACGTAACAGACATTATTACGAACACATTAGAACAAAACATCCAAGATAAAAACTGGTGGGAAACCCAGAGGGGTAAGGTTGACTGGGTGATTGCGATAACACAAGGACTAGGTGAATACACGCCGTGGGTCATTGAATACGGTTTAGACGTGGCAAAACAAGGAATATGCATACTGGATCGCATCACTTTTTTGGAACCTGTACGGAGTCGCGAAATCTTTCTTAAATCAGCTTCCTTAGTAAATCTAAAGATTCTAAGCCCTAGACCATCATTTCGTGCAGATGGTAAGCAACTAAAGGACTCAGTAACCTCAGCGTGGTTTGTTTTCAAAAAAGATGGACAAAAATTTACGAGTACAGTTATCGAGTACGAAGTAGGCTGGCTGCGCCCAAAGACCCCTCAACCATGAGTAAACAACTCTATAAGGCCTTGGACCAACTTATTGCTCTACAAAAGGAGCAGTGTCTAAAGCTGGACAAAATAGCGGCAGTGTTGATAAGTACACAACTACTCACTGAGTGCGTGGATTACCACGGGGAAGCAAGATCAGCTGAGGATTGTGCATCAATCACATTAGATGGTTTCTCGTCCGCGCTGTGTCTAATGAATGATTTAGATCAGCGTAACCGTGACTATCAATATCAAGCTAGTGAGTTCTTTGTAGACGATGACGAAGAAGACGAAGAAGAAAATGATGTTATCTCGGATTCCTTCTAGAATTACATAAGTTGACACGCACATTGTGTCCCAAACAAGGGTAACTTTAAACGGACTAAGGCATTACGTTTGTAATGGTGTTCCTAAACCACTTCCTTCTGTCACGTCGATCTTAAGCACAGCTCAAACAGAAAAAACGCGACAAAAACTCGCGACTTGGAATCTGTTAAACCCAGGTGTTGCCGACCAAGCAGCCGAAAGAGGAACGTGGATTCACGGTAGTGCAGAAAACTACCTAAAGGGATTGAGAGTCGTTCCGCCTGAAAAATATAAACCTTATTGGGATGGTGTGCCTGAGTTACTTGATAACTTACTTAAAGGGGGACGAGTGTTATGGTCAGAAAAACCATTCAACCAACCCAAGTGGAGTAAGTATGTTGGAGACGACGGAGTCGGAAGAATTCACTACTACGATCCAGTAACGGGTCACGGATACGCTGGCTGTTGTGACCTAATCTACATGAACGAAAATGCCGAGATCATCTTGGCTGACTTCAAAACCAGTAACGGACCTTACGCAGCAAAGTTTCCTAGAAAAGAACAAGCAATGAGCGAAGAAATACGAAAAGCTTTAGTCTCCGGTGTTTTTAAAGTTAAGAAAACACGACTGCAGTTAGCAGCTTATAAAGCAGCAGCTGAAAGTTGTTTAGGTATTAAGATAAACAAAACGCAAATAATTGTCGCCACAGCGATTAAAGAATTCAACACTCAAATATTTACGTTCGGCCCTGAAGAAATTGAAAGAGACGAAGAAAGTTGGTTTGAAGTTGTGAAACAATATTACGATATGCAACAAGTAACTTAATGATCCGATCGAGCATAGGGAAACACACGATGTCTAAAGAATTTATTTCGGGTGCACAACCCCTTTTGTTGGCAGACTAAGCTATCCAAGGCACGTCATGAAGTTCATTTGTTCTGTAAACGAAGTAGTCGCTCAGCACGTCCATCCAAAAACTGGAAAGATACCTGTAGGCGGAAACTTTGCAGCATTCAACCTTAATTGGGTAGCAAAGGAGCTGACTGCGTCAGATCTAGCAACCGAGTTATCACAGGGTTATGGTCTATGCGCGTGGCACCTACTTGAAGGCAAGAGACAATCCGAATCGACCGGCGTAATTAAAGCCGGAATGATCATAGTTGATATAGATAACCAGGAAGATCGGAAAGATTCCGATGGAAACAAGGTACAGAGACAAGAACTTACTTTTGACCAAGCACTCGAACTAGATATTTGCAAAAAATATCTAACGCTTGCCTATTACTCTCCCTCAACAACATCAGAGTGGCCACGGTTCAGATTAGTTTTTGGTTTAGAGAAACCGATAATTGACCCAGGGTTTTATAAATTTTTTACACAGAAAATATACGCACAGATTCCTGGTTCAGATATAAGAGCTACAACAGTACCCAACCTTTTTTATGGCCCCAAAAAAGGTGAGAAAGTTTTTGAAATATCTGGGAACTACATCCCAGCTTCAAAACAAGATGAAGCTCACAAAGTATATTTAGCTACACCAAAAGAAGAAAGCCGGGACGATAAGACTGCCGAAGACATAATGAATACATTAACAATCAGTGAAGAAGGACTAGATCTTAAAAAATTGGTGTCAACTACTGTACGCTCAGTTTTAGATGGCGAGGCAGTAGAGGACCGAAGCTCAACAATGGCAGCGGTTTTTAAGGAGCTCATAGGCTGGAGTAATTGGTTGACAACACATGGTATGCCTGTGTGCGCATCAGCGTTGACAGTAGCACACCAAGCGTTCTATAATATCTATGCCTACCCTCACGACCTGGACAGCAAATTTGACCGAATCTTAAACTCGATAAAAGACGCGACTGACATCCAGCCTGCGATCGCTCTGGCTTCAGACTTAGGTTCTTTGGCCATATGGAAAAAAATTAAGAACATCGACTACAAGCTCTATCAACAACATGCGACTGAAGAGATCAAAGAACAACTCAAACAACTCAAAAAAGCACAAGTAAACGCTGTCCTAGATTTTTCTTCCTTTCTACTCGACAGCCCGATTGAAACCAAACCAGACACGGCTATCTCAAAAACTACACAAGAAAATCAAATGCAAGTCCCATCAACACCCACACAGCTGATCAACCTTCAAAACGCAGGGAATAGTCAAAACCGTCAGTTCTCTGAGAACGATGTCGCAGACATAATCGTCACTAATCAAGGCGACGACTTTCTGTACGACAGTAGCCTAGATCAGTTTTATCACTACGACTTTGATTACGATCTGTGGTATCAACAAGACGAACAACATATCAAACGAAGGATTGTTAAAGCACTCGACTCATTTGTTTTAGCTGGTGTATTGCCTAAATACACTTCAGCAACAATAAACAGTGTGTACTTAATACTGAAAGCCAAGCTTTTGCGCTCCGATGACGGAGGTAGAAAGAGTATTTGGAGTAAGTCAAAAGGTCTTATTGCTTTCCAGAACGGTGTACTAGACACGCGCACATTTGAATTCTTGGAGGGAAAACATAAAAATTTATTCTTAAGACATAAACTGCAATACGCTTACAACGGTAAGGCAAAGTGCCCGGAGTTTAAAGCCTGGTTAAAGAGCTCTCTTAATGCGGGCCAGGAGCTTCTGATTCAAGCTTTTGCCCGAGCAATACTAACGGGTTATACAGCAGGAGAACGGTTTTTACACTTAGTCGGTCCTGGCGGAACAGGAAAGTCAACCATGCAACAAATCATGGTTGCGTTAGCAGGCTTTCACGGAACACATACGTCTAGCCTTGAGATTATTGAGACTAACAAATTTGAAACGTACAACCTAATCAGCAAGCGCTTGCTGTTGCTTACAGACGAAAGCAACTACAACAAACGTATGGACATACTTAAAAAGCTCACCTCCGCCTCAGATACACTACGTGCCGAGCGAAAGTACGGCAAAGAGATTATCAGTTTTAAACCTGAGTGCTTGGTCTGTATAGCTAGTAACGAACACATAACGTCTAACGATTCTAGTAGTGGACTCGAAAGGAGACGACTTACGATTCTTATGGACAAGGTTGTACCTCCTAGTTCCAGAAAAGAACTAATCAGTGTCCACGATGATCACATCGAAGGGTCGTTTGAACCTGAAATGAGTGGCATCGTCACATGGGCGCTGTCTATGTCTTACGACCAAATGAAGGATGTTTTAGCTAACCCAACTAAGCATGTGCCTTCACTCAACAAGACAAATATAGATGCGCTCTTGTTCAATAACCAATTTGTTTCGTGGCTTAACGACTGTTGTCTGTATGCACCAAATACGCACACACCTATTGGTCAAGGAGCACGAAAGCCCTCGGTGGATGAATCCGAAAAAGGTATGTACGTATCAAACTCATATGGTGCTCTGTATCCTAGCTATGCAAACTTCTGCAAGGCCTGTGGCTATAAGCCAGCAGCTAAACACAGATTCATTGAGCGAACCAAAGAAGCTCTAATCAACATCCTTAAACTGGACGGCATTGAGCTTCTGTTAAAAGATGGTATTCCTTCTATGAAGGGTTTGCGTTTGAAAGGATATGATCTAAAGTCGGACCGGGCTGCAACCGGGCCTGATCGACTGCCCTCACCAGTTGAGTTTGCTCAAGATCCCACGACATCCATCTGGAACTCTGCCTTTCAAAAACATGACACGCCTACCGAAACTTGATCTAACACTAGTAATCGCCGGAGTCCTAGGGATCGGTGCCTACACAGCAGTGGCTTCTCCTGAAAACCTTGGAGCAGCTCTTGCTTTTGGAGGAGGTTTACTAGGAGGTGCCAGTATTGTGCGCGAACGTTCGTGGGCTGCCAAGAGTCAAGAGGAGACTTCAATAAAAGTCACGTCAACTTTTACAGCTCTTTACGAAAATAATGGTGGTCTTGTTGATCCTTTTCAACTCGCGTACCTTGCAAACATCGAGCCTGAACGTGCCTACGCATTCTTATCTTCCCTTGCTCAGAACACAGGTGGAAAAACAATAAACGTTAAAAATGAAGGCCACGTGGTCTTTGAGTTTCCGCATACAAAAAGTACGCTTGAAGAACTCACTCTCAATGCACAAAACTGGGTTAAAGCTCAGAATCAAGAACTGGTGTTAGAGCTCCAGAAACACAAACAGTTTATTAGTCTTCTTCAAGCTCAACAGGCTCAGCAAGCACAACAAGCTAGAACAAATGCTTTAGCCTCTTCTGAGACTCAGTCAGATATAGACCCTTGGACTAGGTAGGCTCACCAAAGTCCCAACCAGCTAAAGAGGGATCGTCAACGGTTTTAATTGCTTTGTAAACAATAGGAAGCTCTTTCTTTAAAATACGTCCAATGCTGTGGGCTATATTCCGATGCTCTAGTTGAGTGTTCTCTTTGCCACGCAGGCCAACGTAATGAATAAAAGATCTTATTGTGCCACTCATATGCACTCTTGTTGTTGTGTACTCTGGTAAAACATTTCGTGCACACTCTTTTGCTATTCCAAGCTCAAGCATCTCGCGGTATACACTTTTAATATCTTGATCAATAAACTTAAGTTTCTCCCAAAAGTAGTTTCGTAGATCTCCTGATATCTCTTCTGCGCTGCTCTGTCGGTTAGTCTCCGCTTGTAGTCGCAGATCAAATTTGAACTCGTCTTTTACATCAGGTAAAACTTCACTTGGGTCTGAATACCTTTGCGACAACTCTTGAAAGGTAAAACTACGGTGCCTTAGTAGTTGCGGCGAAATAGCCCGAGTTGTAGCTATCTCAAAGGATGCCGAAGCTTGTTCAAAGACACTCCAGTGCCCATGCCGAACACAAAAACTTAAGAGTCTAGTAAATTCTTCTCTATCTGGATCTTTGGTTGATACTCGTGCGTGACGAGCAATAGTTTTTTCAGATTTTGGTGTGATCCAATTGAGCTCAGCCGAATGAAGCTTCACTAGCTACGGGGGAACGCTTGTTGGTACCTTAATCTAGCAGTGAGTTCAGTTGGATTTGACACCAACCTAGCAACGTCAGCCGGACCCATTCCGAGACGCATCCCCGCCATACGAATAGGTTCACCGCCGTTAGTCATCATTATTTTTTAACCCTGGGCATATTTAAAGGCATTTGCATAGGCAAAGACCCAGCCGTTCTGTAGCTTTGAGGATACGAAGCGTACGCTTTATCAGGTACATTTAAGAACGTTTGGTCAGGCGACGCAGTCAGGATTTGTAACTTTGCTCTCATATCAGGGGTCATAGTGTTTTGTGTATCAACTAGGTACTGAGCTTTACTCATATCAAGCGCCCGCATAGGCATCTTTAAAGAATCCTTATGGTTATACCCGGCTGGCCCAGTTAACTCTGCACTCTCAACAATATTTCCCTCGCCATATTGAATAGGACCAATAGGTTCGCGAGCATACTCACCACGGTCGCGACGATACTGGGTATAGATCCGATTCATGTCATCAATTGTTATAGCCCGTCGAGCTTCAATTGCTTCAGCCGTATTGGCATACATCGAAGGCTTTTCAGTCGCAAGCGTACCAATTGGCTTAACTCGCTCAGCCATCGGGCCGAGACCGCCCGGACGTTGCATGAAGTTGTGCTTTTCCATTTTTCTAGTCTAACTCCGTTTGGGCTGTTTCTCGCGGTTAGTTTTTTCAGACACTACACGAAGATTTGAAGGGCTGTTGTCCTCGGGGTTGAAGTTTTTATGATCTACCTCCTTACCATCACCTTTATGTACGCGACCATTTTTTTCCATGTATCGACGAGCTTTATTTCGTGCGGCACGACGTTTCTTCTGCTCCTCCGTACCTCCGTGCTCTCTATACTCCTTGGCGTAATCTCTAGCCATTATTTGGACCCCTTGATATACCAACCACTCTTATCACCAGTAACCATCCACCGGGGGCCAAGATTCTTCTTGGAGTACAACTTACTCTTGCCGTCACTGGAGATATAGCCTCCCGAGACAAGATCTAAATCCCCGAACGGATCGTGAACAATAAGATTTTTTCTATCGGCAGTTACGCCTATACAACAAATCCAGTGACCCCCTCCCGTTGGTGCGGTGACAGGACCTTTATGAAGAATACCTATGGGAACCGGAATGCCTTTTTGCAACAAAGATTCGATATCACTCCACGTCCCAGTTTGAACAAAAGAGGCCGAAATTCCAAAATCTTTAAGAGCTTTAAGCTGCGACGAAGCTTCTGTGGTGTCCCCATAGCTATATACAACTTTTATATACTCGTCATCTATGTTTATAGCTTCAGGATCTAAACCACTCAACATCATGGCGCAGCTACTTGAATAACATGTGCGCATAGGGTCTTTATAATTGTCACGCTGCGAGTAGTAAGGCACCGCTAACCTAATTTCAGCAGTCGGTTTCTTTACAACATCTTTTTCTACATCGTTAATAATTTTCCAGTGGTCGGGAAAAATCCACCAATCACCTGCGGGCTCGGCTGTAAGAAAGACTTTTTGATGGTTTTCACCTGCATACATCCTTAGTTCGGTCCACTGCCACGCTGAATCTTTCGGTACAAACAGTTTTTCTTCAGGTTTTAGCTCATTGCTCGCTACCGGACGACGTTTTAGCCAAGTATCTTGTCTGGCTAAAATTGATTTTGACAACAAAGGATGTTTAACTTTTTCTAAAAACAGTTTACGCTCGGCCTCACGACGACGTACTAATCCGGGAGACGCCTCTTCGCCACCGGCTTTTACCCAGCGTAAAAATTCAGCAGAGACAACTACTCGAGTCACTCCTTCGTTCAGTAATTTTAATAAAGTTGAGTTTATAAATGCTGTCGGACCTACATTAAAAGTGAACGAAACAAGAGCGTCATACTCATTCTGATTGAGTTTTGCTACAACAAAAGAACTTACACACTGCTGAGCACTCTCAGTATCACTCGCTAAGTAACGGTTAGCCTGCTCTTCAGTAATGGTAAGGCCTTCTTTAACGTCAGAACCCGTATGCCCATAACCAATTGTTAATATATTTGCGGGGCATCGGTAAGCAGTCAGCTCTAAGCCTTCAAACTCTTTAATTAAATCGAGTCCTTTTGAAGATAACCGCATGGCCAACGAACAAGCTTTAGGTACTCTTGCAAAGAACCAACAAAAAAGAAAGGTTCTTTTGGTTAACTACAGATAAAAAACAGAAAATAAATGTTACGCGGCAGTTATAGTCACCCGATACTCTGTAGCACTACGATCACTGCGGTCTACATACACAGTAGCTGTATCGTTGTTGGTTACTGAATAAGTAAAGCTTGAGTCAGCTCGACGAGTAATTTTAGGCGCTTCAGCTTCACCAGCTACAGTTCCATCTGCTTTAAGAACGCGCACACCACGCACAGCAAAAGCTTCAGCTGTCAAAGTAACGGTAGCTGTTCCTGTGGTTCCGTAAGTAATCTCGTAAACATCAGCTAAAGGAAAGGAACCATCCCCCGCAAACGAACGATAATTGTTTATAGTGACGTTAGATCCGTTACTAGTTCGGACCTGACCAAAACGGGTAATACCTTCGGGAGCAGCTCCAATCTCACGGTTGAACGTTACTTCAGCCATTTTAAAAACCCACCTGTTTAGTAAGATTCTAAACCATGGAAAACAAAAAGAACTACAACAGAGTGAATGCCTTAATTTATGAACTTATTATCTTCTTAGAACAGATTTTTTCAGGTTTAACCAGAAATAAACTTATACAAAGGATTAAGGACAATTGTCAAGACGATTGGACAGAGTTTAGAGTTTTGCTTTTTTTGGAGGAGCTAGATAAAGAGACAGCAGAAGTGCAAAAAAAATGGAAAGAGGAAGAACAAAAACTTATGAAACCTATATACACTGAATTACCTCCAGATGGTTCCAACGCTCAGGATCTGTTAGGAGGCGAGATGAGACTTACTTCCCCTTGGATGCACGATAAGCCCGAGCCTTAGCACTTGCTCTTTTAGCAGTTTCAGTATTCTCTATATGAGTGTTAACTGGTTTACCACGCGTGGCAGCTTTCTTTTTTTCATCTGTTGCACGACGTTCTTCAGGAGACATATTTGCCCAAGCAGCCCTAGGTAAATACCTTTCAGTGCGACCTTTTTCGCGAGCTAAATCAGCCATGAGCTAAGGATTTCTTTGTCCTATTATCGTGCACTATTTCTTTTTTTCGTACTCTTCTCGTGTGCCCCAGTCTTCCTTGCCCCATTTACTTAAACGATTTTCAGATGATTTCTTTCCTTCGTAGCTTCCACCCATTTCTTTGTAGTACTTTGTAGCTAACTGCATTGCCCTAGCGCTGTGGCCACCCATACGCTTCCTTGCCTTAGCCTTTGCTCGGGCCCACTTTTCAGGGTCTCTCTTTTTTGCAATTTCAGCCATGTAAAATATTTCCGTGTGTTCTAGCGTAATTTAGCAAGTGCTACTATAATTTTAATAGATCTTGCCAAGAAAATGTTAAACCACCTCACACAAAATTGGACTGAAATCGTAGGCGTTGCTGCTGCCGTCCACGTGCTGGCTCTGGCTGTTGTTAACTTGACACCTACACCAAAAGACGACGCAGTGTACGGTAAAGTTTACAGGGCTGTTGAACTTTTGGCTGGAATCTTCACAAAGTTGGTTAAGAAATAGTTAGGCAGCTTCAATTAAAATAGGAACAGTAGAAGCTAGTGTTAACTCACTAGAGTTGAATTCATCTTGGTGTAACCAGTGAAGAATTAAAGTTTCTTTTTCTTCCGTCCAAAAGGATTGAGATCTAAACCATATATACCAATTTTCAGAACCTTTAAGAATATTACAGTCGCCACAGGCGGCTATCAGGTTGTTTTTAGTGGTCGGTCCTCCTGCAGACCTTGGAATGACATGATCTAGAGTAGCTGGATTTAATTTGCCGCAATAGGCACAGCATCCCCATTCATCAAGTATTTGTTTTCTAAATGTTTTTCGCGCACATTTCTTTTGAAGACAGGATAGGTTGAAAATCAAATCCCGTTCGCTCACAAGTGTGAGTGCGGCTAAATATATTTTAGCAAGAAATGTAACTCAAAATTATCTTACATTTCTGTAAAAAATTAGTGAATGTTCTTTAAAAGCGCAGTTAATTAATGCTTTAACTCTGCCTTAAAGTTAAAATCAACGACCAAACAATAATTCAGACAAACCAAACTCGCCGCGGGGGGGGTTAAACCTCTCTCCAGCTAACTCTATGCGTCTTTGTAACTCATTACGGTTTTGTCTACGATTCATCTCGGCTTTACCTTGAGCAGATAATGGTTTTATTTCAGCTGTTAAGGGTGCCGCAGCCATGCGTGGTTTACCTGCAACGTTAGTTCTGGGTGCTGTTCCAATAAACTGACGCACTTTAGGCACTATACCTTCGCCCGTTTCTTGACGAACAACTTCATTTGCAGCTCTGGCAGCAGCCGACCCAATAAATCCTAAGCCCACGCCGGGTGCCACTGGTGCTAATACAGGAGTGGATAGAGCCGCAGCAAACGCTGCTCCCGCAGGTAAACTTTCAATAAATTCACGACCCATCTGTCGACCCATCGCAGCAGGTCCCTGCTTATACCCTGTCTGAATTGCTTCTGGACTTGGAATTAGATCCGCAGCTCCTGGTAGTAGAGAGGCTGGTGTTTTTTTAAGGGCACGTCCAAGTTCAAGCGCTCCCGCAGCAGCTCCAGTTACTGGATCAACTGCATAATAAGTCTTGTTACTCGGTAAACTACTTTGGTTGACTTCTGCTTGACCCCCACTAAAGCTCAATTGTCCTCGAATTGGTGTCTCAGCAGATTTCAGCTGTAGTGGAATTACTTTTCCTTCTTTATTTATATATGCATATTGGGCTTGCTCAATACCTTGCACTGGTCCAAAACCGCCACGCTGGTAAGCTACTCCTCTTTTATTTGCTGGTTCTCCAATAACTTCTTGTTGCTTACGAAATGTCGAACTGGCGCGTCCTTTTCTTTCGGCAGCCTCCTCTAGATCAAACTCCCGTAATGGATTATTCACTACTAAAGTTCCGGGAGGCATTCCAGCCAACGCATTTTTAGAAACAAATTCTGTGAATGCTTTAGAAACAGCTGGTGGTAAATCTTTGGCATCGTAAGTAAATCTATCTTCGTCAGGAGAAAGCGTTTTAAAACTTATTGAGGACGTCCCTAAAATAGGATTTTTTGCGAGAAACTTTAAAGCGTTTTCTGAAATATCGCCGCCGGATAACTTAGTAGAGTCAGCTATTGAAGGCAGCATAGGCGGAGAATTAGTCATACTTAGTCCATATATTTCACCAATATCATCTATTTTTGCTGGAGTGACTTCATCCGTATCTGGATTGTACCTCACATATAGTTCCGTAGGGTTATTTACACTTTGGGTATACTTATCGAAAAGCCTGGTCCTAGCTTGAGGCGATAAATCGTCAACGGCTTTTTTAAAAACGCGAGCGCGGTCGTCAATCCGACTCATTAATTCTCTTGCTTCTGGATCATCCCTCCCCACATATTTACCTCCTCCAATCAAAGGTCTGACAGTGGATGCAGCTTGTGATGAAACATCGCTTAATTTTTCAGCAGCTTCAGGATTTAACTGACCTAAGCGTTCAATAGCTCTTCGCTGACGCTCCGTATTTCCGCTGGTGTAGTCAAACTCTATTCCGGCTAGTTCATACTGAGGTATCCCACCTTCTTTCATCAAACTGTTATAAATAGCAGCGCGATCTTTTGGATCTGATATTTGTTGAACTGAATCTATAAAATTTGAATATCTTAAAATTTCTTCTTTGCCTCCCACGGGGGCTTCTCCTTTAGGTGCTCTAGATAATAAAGGAATCATTTCAGGGTATTGTTTTAGCACTCCTGCAAATCGATTGATTGCTTCTTCATCGAAGCTCCGCATCACATCTTCTCTTAACTCAGGTATAACCAACTGTCCTGTTCTGCGAGAACGTTCTTCTAAGGCGGCAAGTGTATTACGCATTTCTTGCGGAGAATACTCCAATGATCTTCGCATTCGTTCGGCATCATCAGGTGTTCTCCATTGCCGCAGAAAGTTTAACCTAGTAGGTCCTTCATTAAAGTTTGGTTGATCAACATCCGGCGGTGTGGTAATACCTGTACCAAAAAGTGTTGACCGTTGATTTTCTCCAACTGCACCACTCCTGATCGCATTAATAATCTCATCACCACGAGGGGATTCTCTAATTGCTGGAAGTACTTGATTGTATTGTTGCTCAAGGCGCTTAGAATTAGCGTTGCGTACTATTGCATTTAGGTCCCTAGCCAAAGTAACTAATCTATTATTATTCGCTACATAATCCTCAAACGAAGCTGGTGGGCGATTTATTATTCCCGCTGCCTCTGCCACCAAGTTCTCTCGGGGGTCGATTTCATCAACAAAATTTAATCTTTGTTGTGTAATCCCCGGAGAAAAAGGTATATTTAAGGAAGCAGCCGAACTAGCTACATCACGACTCCTTCTTTGGAAGTCCCTTTGCTGCTGCTCAATGAAGTCGACTTCGTCTCTTAGCTCACGGCTTATTTGATTTACAGGTTCATATAAATTTGCAATCGAAGGGGCACTAGGTTGCCCGCGCCCGCTTCGGTTTACCTCGTCAAGGATTTGTCCTCTTTCCCCTTCTTCAAAATCCTCGTAAATATCTGAAATAGCGGCACCTCTTTCAAGAGCCGTTCTAATCGCATTGCGTTCATCGGCAGAAGCACGGGAAAACCCTTCATATATACTTTGAGTAGTTTCAGGTGATACTATGCGGCTATTTAAAAAATCAAGAGCTTGCTGCTGTTGTGCTGCGGCAATGTTTGCGAGCTCAAATTCATTAAAATCTGGATCTATATCTTGACCTCGAAACGGAATACGGTCACGAAAATCCTCTATGTCAGCATCTTGATCTAAATCGCCTGCATTAAGCGCTTCATTAAAAATATATCTTCTTGCTCTAGTCTGATCATATCTGTTTGAACTTTGCCTTTCCTCTTCAACTTTACCTTGAACCCTTTGCAAATCCTCAAAAGTTACAGGTCTTATAGGTAGGGGAGACACGAATATCGTTACGCTAACTAAATAATAGCAGTAATTGCCGGTCGGTTAACCGCACTTGCTTTTTTGACCCTGTTAGCTCTACTGTGCTTCTGCATTACTTTTTAATCACATGAACAACTCCATGCTCACCATTCAACTTTATAGATTTGCAGGAACCTGGGCTTTTACAGACGAAGCTCGTAAACTGACACACGAACCTTTTGTATTAGGCATCCCTGAAATTATTGACAAAGTTTTAAAAGATAATGATATTGTCTCAGATCAACCTAAAATTTTATTTTCAGCTAAACCCTTTCCTAAACATCAAGGCTATCTTCATTATAAAAAATTTGAAGATGGCGGGGTTTGGTATACCTTATTTTCCACGACTAACAAAGAAGAAAAGTATGTAAACGAAAATTTGACTGGTTGGCTTTGTCCTGCAACTTTAAAATACTTTCCAGTACATCCCGAGTATATCTATTTTAAACTTGATAAATAGCCCGTAGTGGTTTTAACTACTTAGTGTTCTTGGTTACTGGGTTCTTCTTTAAAATCCATGAGGTTTTTACCTGCAAGGTAACTATGAAGACGCTCAGCAAAAAGTGCATACGGAGCTTCCCCTGTTTCTAGTGCGGACGTAACAGCAACGCGCCACATTATTTCTTGCCTTTCAAGATCAGGTAACGGTTTTAATAGATTGTCCTTGTTCTCTACAGAATCAGGTGGAATTAATGGCGTCATGTTACTAAATCAAATCCTTACAAGGAAGCAGTGTTTTCTGAGCGAGAAGCTTTTTAGCTTCGTGAAAAACCAAATCTAGTTCATCAGCGTCTATGCATACGTAATGATCTAGATCATCGCCTAATTCACAAATCTTTACAAAACCTCCTGCACCATCGTCGTCAATAGAAATTTGTAAAACCCCACGGCCATGAACAGGGTTCGTATCTGTTCGATGAATAGAAACTGTGAGAATAGTTGCTACTGGAGTAGGGTCAGTCATGGTTTGGGGTAAGGAGCCTTATCTTACCGCACCCCCTAAAATTTGAAACGAACTAGAAGTTGACCGGACTAGGGGTGTTGACTAATGATTTTTGTGGATCACGGATTAACACCTAGCAAGTTTGTGGATCACAAAGCACCAATCCGTTAACACAAAATATAAACGTGTTAGTAAAATCACAAAATCTTAACTTGTAGTGTGACTGAAACTACTGCTGAGCTTCAAGTTCATCAGCAATAGCAAGGAGTTGGGACCGATGATCATTCCCTACAAACTCGCAACACGATCGGGCGTAGAGAGCATCCTCCGCTACCACGTGATCGGCAGCAGCACGAAGGGCAGCGGCAAGCTTAACTTCTGCACATATTGGCGCCCCACAAAAAGCATCCCAAACTAATTGCGCGGCAGGGGAAAGGTCAGTCATTGGGCAATGCCTCCAGTGCGCGGCGGATGGTGTTCAAGTCAGTGATGTCGAGCGTTACTTGCCCGGCAGGTGTGGGCAACACTTTCAGCGCCTTTAGCGCCTGCTCTTTTAATGTTGGAGGTTCTGGTCGGCGGGCTGTGCGGAGAGGATGGTTTGACCGTGTGTAATTGTAATTGAGCTCCAACCACTCACAACACGCCTCCAGCTCCTGATCGGCACCCCACTGGGTAGCAAAAATAAGCACATCTTCCTCCGAACGTGAAGCAAGCAGGTCTCTCCACATAGACACTAGCTCAGTAGGTGGCGTGATTGGGTGTTGGTTAATCATGTGATTAGTGTGCGGGACTAAGAAGCTTCAGCAGCATAGATCATCCAGGAAGGGCGACAACGCTGTGATCTTAAAGCTTTTTCACGATGTTGCAAATTTGTGAATCCATGAAAAAGTACCTGACTGTTCGCTATTTGCGAATAGCAAACCCGTCGATTTCCACGGGGTTAGAAGTGGGGCGTTCTCAAACTTTCGGGCGAGAAACGTTTAATGCAGTTAACCTAGCTGCACCCCAGCATCGTATCCGTGTTCTCTACCAGGGCGAGTTAACTAAGAAAGCCACCCAGTACAGACGTACTTAGTGGTTTTAGTTGGGGTTCCTTGATGCACATAAGGCCATGTAGAGGAAAAAACAAAAAGCATTAATGTATAGTTTTAAAAACAATTTAAGTAGCAGCTATATAATAAAATAATTTTGTAACACCGAGACAAACTGACTGTTCAGTTGTTCCGCTGACTAGTACATTACTAATACCAGTTCCAAATCCACTGGCTATGGTGCTTATAGTAGTGGTTGTTACCCCAAGAGCCCCAGTAAATTCAAAATCGTTATTAGTAGTTACAAAATTGTCTAAATGAGTATGAGAAGCCATACTAGCAAACTGGAATGTGCCTGATTTACTAAATATAGGTAAAGCACCTGAAGGTGAAAGTCTAGTAAAAAAACCAGGATCATACGAAATATTATTTGCGGGAAATCCTCTCACACATAAATTATTCATATTTATTAAATTAAAAGTTCCGCTAGCACTTCCATAAGTTTCTTGAGGAAAAAATTGTGACAACCCTGGATAAGACGTTCTCAAATAACTAGCTCCGTTTAAATATAACCAAGTAACATTAAAATCATCTGTAAAAGAAGATCCTTTATAAAAACTTAATGTTTTTACGGTTCCGATAGACATTAGTTAGCTCCACTAGCAACTATATAATACATCATATTTATGTTATTAGGTCTTGTTTCAAAACTTCCAATACTTGACGTAGAAGAAGATACATTTCGCGGGGAATTTAGTGGACTTCTAGGCGAAGAAACTTCAAAAAATTCAGTGGTAGAGGCAGTTAATACAGCATTACTTACCGTATGTACATGTTCGGCTAAAGAATCACTAATAAAACCCGAGGAACCTACATTGTTACCTGATATAGTTATATAGTTAGAAGCTGATGAACCGCGTAGAAAGAGTCCAGCAAAGTCAGGTAGATTAAAAGTTGTAGTTCCGTTACCCGACCCATACGTAGTTCCAATTCGATTAAATAAAATAGAATATGTATTTCTACTAACTGCTTGACCGCTGGGTACTAAATAAGTTTCTGGTACATAACTGTTATTTGTCGAATAGTCTAAGCCAGGAAGTCCGTTCAATACAATTGTACCAACAGGCGTTGTCTCTATATTTTTTATTACAACACAATATATAATTTGTTGGTGTTTACCTTCATTTATTTTTTTACCACTAGAATTACTATTACTTTTAGTAGCGCGTACTACATACTGTGCTATACCATTGCCATTACTTCCGTCAGTAGTAAATGCAGAAACAGCACCCGAAGCGGTTTGCACAGTATGAGTATGACTTGGAATAACACCGGAGGCTTGAAATCCTTGAGGAAATGCAGGTGTACTAGTTGCTGTTTGCCCAGCTAAATAACTAAAATTAGGAGGTATATCAATTACTTTAAACGTAGTTGAACCATCTCCTGAACCAAAAATTCCAGAAACTGCACTAAATAAACCGGAAGCTGTAGTACGATTAAGAAGACCCCCAGAAGCAATAACTAAAGTTCCTGCACTAGCTTGATTTACTGCACCAACCACACCAGTTGCGGCCACCATTATTATTTCACCTGGAATACATCCTGTTTTTAGTCGAGCGTCTACCTTAGGCCATTGATTAAGCAGATTTAAAGAGTATATCTCAGTTGGACTTACAAACACTCCGTTTGCATTAAAAAAAGTTGGTTCACTATAGGGTCCAGTATAGCCTGCAGGTTTTTTCATAATGCTTTTTTTTCTATCCCTATGATAACAGATTCATAGATACTTTCAGGAAGAGTTTCTTTACTTGGAATCCAATCTGGATAGAGTTCATGTTTTTTTATATACTTTGCTATAGTTCTTTCTTCTCTTAGTTTTTTCTGTTCTTCATACTCTTTTTTAACTCCGCCATAAATTATAGGAATCGAAGGAATATCTTGACATGTTATAGAGTCAAGCTCACGTTTGCAAATCAAATCTAACAATTTACCTTTATAAATACTATATTCGTTTATGTACTCATCAGTCATGTGTAAAAGTAACGTATCTGTTGTTTTAACCTCTAAAATACGATCACTTAAAATATCTCTAGCTTTTTTATTTTCTTTTGGGCATACTTTTTTATTTAAACATACACCAGATACGACAATGTAACAACAACCACACGAATCCCACTCTAAGTGTTCATTATCCGCGTGTTCAGGTAACTCAATAGGTCCTATGTAACCTAAAGTATTTAATTCTTCTAGAGTAACGTCATAAGAATAACGTGTTAAATTATTACAAAGCCGAAAACGAGTTGGTAATAAAGTTGGTTCTTGGCTTTCGATAGAAAATAACTTAGTTGAAAAATCCGGCATATTAAACCTCCACTAAACTTATAGTAGCATCAAGGAAACCGCTACTGCTACTTGTTAATCTGATGTTTTTACCGCTTGGTAAAATATATTTATTTGATAAAATCTCAACGTTAGTGTCTGCAGGCACTGGAATAGTAAACGCTAGATAACTTTCTAGAGACGCACCAGTATTTTGAGAAACAGTTATGTCAGAAGATGAAGTTCCGTTAGTATTTGCAATCAAGATACTTAAAATAATCGTCGAATCTGACGATGAAGTGTATGCAACAGTTTCAACGTTGCTAATAGCCTTAAGTTTAGTATTTTTAAAAGTAGCCATAGAGAACTAAACTACAGGAAGTAACTAAATTATAGCCTATAACTGCTTGTAAAAAACTAACTTAAAGCAAATATCAACCCAACTAAAGACTCAGCGTTAACAGGCAGGTTATTTCCAATAACTTCTAGAGCCGCATTACCAGAAGCCAGAGCTTTAACACTGTCAGCTAAAGCACTATTGCCCGAAACAACAGCATACAAACCAGACGAAATAGAATTATTAGAAACTTGTTGGTTAGTAACGGCTGTCGAAACTGCAGCGTTACCAGAAGCCAAAGCTACAGCTGAAGCCGAAATAGAGGCCACGCCAGAGCTAAAAGCAGTAGAAGCTAAAGTTAAACTGGCGTTTCCAGAAGCTTGAGCCGTAGCTGTCAAGACTAAGGCCGCATTACCAGAAGATAAAGTTGTTAAAGCTGTGGCAATAGCAGCGTTTCCAGACGCCACGGCGGTAGGCGCGTTAGCTAAGGCCGCATTACCAGAGGCTTGAGCAAGAGCAGAAGGTGCAAAAGCAGCTTGTCCAGAAGCAATTGCTCGAGTAGCTATAGGTAAAGCAGCACTACCAGACGCAATGGCTGGAATACTGTTCTCAACCGCATCATCACTAATAAGAAAAGTAAATAAATTAGTTGTAAGCGAGTCACTAACGTCATCTAGAGCATTAATAGAATTTATTATTGCGGCGTTACCCGAAGCTAAAGCCTGAGTAGTTAGTACTCCGGCAGCAACACCGGAGGCCAAAGCTGTTGTGGACTCGATAACCGCAGCATTACCCGAAGCAAAAGCTAAATTTGCATCAGCTAAGGCAGCATTACCAGAAGCTAAAGATAAAGCAGAAGATAAAATAGCAGCACTACCGGAAGCTATACCAAAAACACTAACTTGATCCGCCTCAAATCCAGAAGCAACAGCAGTATCGGAAACAAGTACAGCTTGAGTTCCAGATAAAACTGTTGAGTTAAAGTTAAATAAAGCTGCATTACCGGAACTTAAGGCAGAACCTGCAATAAAAGCAGCAGAAGCGCCGGAAGCAAATGCTTGAGTAGAAGCAGTTGTACTAGCTAGCCCAGATGCAAGAGCCTCAGAACTATTAATTAAAGCTAAATTACCTGACAACAACGCTGAAACAGAGACACCTAAAGCTGCGTTAGACGCCGAAACAGCAGATAAACCTGAACTAATTGCGTTATTTGAAGCAACTAACGCATTATTCGCAACTACAGAAGCAGCGTTACCCGACAAAGTTGCCGTAATTGCACCAGATAAAGCAACAATTCCAGACGCCAGAGCAACGGCAGCAAAAGAACTAGCTGCCACGCCGGAATTTAACGCCGTTGTAGAAAGTGTTAAATCAACACCGTCCGCGCCTAATTTGCCTTCATTTGTTATTAATAAACCGCTGGAGTTTGCTAAAGAGGCTGTAAAAACTCTAGCTGTGTTGCTCACACCTAAAGGTAGTACAACACCGCCTAAACCACTACCTGCTACTAAGTCACCTAAAGCTGAAATTTGATCGGTACTGTCAATTTCAGAAATCAGACCATCAGAATATATAAGGGGGCGAAAAGTTGCCATATTAAGAAAGGGCGATAATTAAACCAATTGCTTCTCCCTGAGAGATCCCAGGGTTAGCAAAATAAAGTGCTAAAGCTGCGTTACCAGAAGCCTGAGCAGCGGGAACAATAGTTAAAGCTGCATTACCAGACGCCAATGCAGTATTTGACACACTTATAGCTGCATTACCAGAACTTAAAGCAACACCAGCAACGACAAGACCTGCGTTACCAGAAGCCAGAGCAACCGCAGCATTAACAAGACCTGCGTTACCAGAAGCTAAAGCCGTACCAGCAAGTGAAGTTCCAGCATTTCCAGAAGCTAAAGCAACAGCTGCAGCACTTAAAGCCGCATTACCAGACGCAAGACCTGTTAAAGCTAAAGAAATACCTGCATTACCAGACGCTAAAGCAGTGTTTACAGCTGCTAAGGCTGCATTACCAGACGCTAAAGCAGTTGAAGCAACAGATAAACCAGCATTACCGGAAGCTAAAGCATTAACAGAAACGGTTAAAGCTGCATTACCAGAAGCTAAGGCGGCCACAGATATATTTTGGGCCGAAATTCCTGAAGCTAGTGCAATGTTTGCTTGTTGGACAGCGTACTGTCCTGAAGTAACAGCAATATTTGAGAGTACAACAGCAGCGTTACCAGAGGCAATTGCAGTTACTGACTCTACGAGAGCTGCATTACCAGACGCCAAAGCACGATCTGCTAAAGAAAGTGCGGCATTACCAGATGCAAGTGCAGAAACAGATACAGTAACTGCAGCGTTACCAGACGCAAGTGCAACAACAGAGTCAGCTAAACCCGCATTACCGGAAGCTAACGCCATAACTGAAGTTGTTAAAGCAGCGTTCCCTGAGGTACGTGCAACAACAGCAACGGATAGCGCAGCGTTACCAGAAGATAAAGCAGTGTTGCTAAGACTTAAAGCAGCATTACCAGATGCAAGTGCAGTAACAGCGTTAGTTAGACCCGCGTTGCCAGAAGCTAAAGCAGTTGAGGAGAGAACTAACGCTGCATTACCAGATGCAAGCGCAACAGCTGAATCTGTAACGGCAGCGTTACCAGAAGCAAAAGCAGTGTTTGCAACAGATAAGGCAGCATTACCAGAAGCTAAAGCTGTGTTGGCAACACTTAGGGCAGCATTACCAGAAGACAGTGCTGTAGAAGCTATGCTTAAACCAGCATTACCAGACGCCAGAGCAGTTAACGATAAAGATATACCTGCGTTACCTGAAGCTAAAGCCGTATTTGCATCAGATAAACCAAGATTACCTGATGCAAGAGCATCTTGAGAACGTTTTAATGCAACACCGTCAACACCGATATTGCCACCGGCAAAAACTAACCCGCTAGGTTGGGCAGTTAGTGCAACATCTAACCTTATAGTCTGTGTGGTGTCACCACCGCCGACTAAACCACTACCGGCAGTTAACGTACCACCTGATGCAAGCGCAATAACGCTGTCGCCTAGGGGTAGCTGAGCTAGGCTACCACTGACTAAAACAACAGGTCTACGGATTGCCATAATCTTAGTATTTAACTCCCAGTATACAGAAGAACGGGTGGATTAATTTCAACGCTTAGCTGCGTACTTGTTAAAGCCAGCCCAACGGGTGACGAGGCAGCGTATGCATTTGCACCTGAACCAGAAATTATTCCAGAAGCTGTTGAGAATCTAACAACTTCACCTTGAAACTTGGATAAATAATAGTACTCACCGGGTATCAGTGCGGATTCGGCAGTTATGTTGGCATCCGACAATGTAACAACACCATCCAGATTGACAATAACGGGACTACCTTGAGCTGCAGCAGCAGAAGCGAATCCAATCGGCGAATACTGAGCAGCGGAAACTCCGCTTAGAGCCGTTGCAGGAACTACAAAGCTGCCACTTGCCGACAAACAAGAACCAGCAATTAAATTACCACCGGCAGTCAAAGTTATTTCTGGAGCCGGGTTTGTTACAACCCCTTGGCCATTTGCCAGGTATACAGTCGTGCCATCAGACTGATAACTGGTGTAGTTTCGGTTAAAAATCGACCTGTTTGTCACCGATAATAACCATATTTAAGTTCTATTCTACAACGTCTTAAAGAAAACCACTAACGACTAATATGGGTTCGGTAGCATTAACCCGTAAAGAAGTTGGACTAACAGCTACACCTAATTGTGTTAAGTAACTACTAGCATAACCAAGTTGATTCAGTTCAACTACATACGTAGGATAATCTACAACATACCCGCCACTATGGCTTAAAAAATAAGTTGTACCTGGTGTTAAACCGGAATAAACAGAGGCTGCGCCGTCTGTAACAACACGGCAAAGAGCGCCGGATGTTACGGTGTCAACCGAAAGACCAACAACGCTTGCGTTTGTAAATCCAGAAGGATTTGCTGGAATAATCTGACCAGAAGTTGTAGGACTGATCCTTACAGCAGTGCCTAAAGTTATAGATTCTTTGGCAACAAAAGATAGAAGCACAATAAATTTTGTAGTTATCTACTAACTTTAGCGTCCTTGTCCACGGTGGAGCTTACGCCCGTGCGAAGCTTTACTGTATTTACCTTGGCCCTGCCGAGTTCGTTTAATTTTTTTGACAATTAGTGTTCCTTCAGCTTTCGGTTTGGACACAGAGAAGAATAAAAGGCACTCAAGCTTAGCTTAGACCCATGATCAAGCCAATAACTTCACCCTCAGCCTGGTTATCCAAACCAGAAGCAGGCGGTGAAGGCGGATTACCACTTGCAATTACATCCGCCCATAGCGAACCATCCCAAACACGAATAAGATTGTTAGTCGAATCAGTCCACAAAGTACCATCAACAGCAGCAACTGGTGCAGTGTCTCCGTAAACAGGAGTTCTCGTTGCAGCAGATTCGTACCAACCATTTGTAGCTTCGTCATATACAAACAACGAACCCATCAAAGTGTTGAACCAAATGGTGCCGTCAAGTGGTGGTGCATTTAGGCCAGCACCCGATGGTGGTACTTCACTCTTAATTGCTAGAGCATCTGCGTTAGCTAGATACCAGTCAGGACTACCGACTCCGTTACCAGAAGCATATATAAACAAACGACCCTGATCAGTGTCGAACCAAAGAGAACCGCCGATGTAGTCATTACCAGGTTCGCCCGAAACTGTAACCACAGCGGCTCCGGCACTTGCCGTGCTAGCAAAAGATATAAACTGACCAGAGTAAATAATTGTTGTGTTTGCACCTTCTATAGCCCCAACATCAATAATTTGATAATCTCCACTAGACCTGACACTTGTACCAGAACCTGCCGCAATAGGTGATCCATCTACAGTGATAAAGGAACCTGAGTAAGAAACATCTGCAAAAGGACCAGCAAGGACACCAGCATCAACAATCTGGAAATCTCCGCTGGAGCGTACGCTAGTTCCAGATCCTCCAAGTAATAACTGTTGAGCTTGCCCAGAAATTACACCAACACCAGCTCCGTTGTAAGCAAAGTTAACAGAACCTTGGCCTACTAAATCAGTTGAAATAACTGCAGTATTACCACTTGCCAGAACTGTAATACCTTCACCGCCCACCAAACCACTAACAACAGCAACAGCTTGGTCTTTGGTCCCAGAAATGGTTATAAATGTGCCGCTGTAAACAACTGAAACACCTTGTAGTCCAATAACATCAACATCAAATATGGTGCCTTGACCACTAGGAACAGGAGTGACACCAGATCCAGGAAATACTTGAGTTATTTGACTTTGAATTATGCCGTAACCGCCACTAACTGATACAAAAATACCAGAACCTGCAACTAATCCACTACCAATCGGGTCGACAGAACCAATACTTATGCCACTTATAGTCGTATTTAAATCTTCAAGTATACGAACGACTCCTTCAAAATTTGAAGGATAACCATAAGGACACCGAGAATAGCTTGAGGTTCCCACTCCGCTTACCGTTTCGATGAGTTCTGAAATAACAGTAACGATACCCTCAAAATTCTCCGAATGGAGTGAACGGGGTAACGAACCGTGAGTAGGGCATGAAGGGACGTTTAATTCGGTCATTTACAAACAAACGTAACCCCTCCTTAGCTCCCAGTTTAACTGAGTTCGACCGAAAAACAAAAGATCTTAGTAATTTAAACTCTAACCTTGACTGGAGAAGAAGAACTTAGAACTAGTGTTCCGTCTTTTTGGTGGAAAGCTAGATCTTCAGCTAAGCGCCAGGCGGGCACACCGAGCAGCGTAGACCTGATCTTCAACTCTGTCCAAGAAGGATTGTCCAGAGGCTTGTCGATGATCTTGGACATAGATCAATGTAGTGTTATCCAAATTGTAACACCTCCGTTAAGGTTTGGTAGTCCACACTGGTTCTTCGGTAAACTAAAACCCAAAAAGTTTTTCTACGCAGCTTACTGACACTCAAGTTTCACGCAGTAAGATACTTTAAATTAACTAAATTCGAGACTTATAAAGTAACTTAATACTTATCAGGTAAATAACAAGTACCAATTTTCGTTGCTTCGGAACTTTTTAAATACAGTTAAAGCCGCGCATATCAGTTGTCGACTCTTTTTAGTAATAGAAGATTAGATTTAATAGAATATTTGAACTTACCCTTAGACTATGAGCTTCAGAGCGTTCTGTGTGCTATACTCTACCCAAACACGTCTAACCTATGGCGTTCTCTCAACGAGCCCTACTGCTTCTAGGTTTACTAGAACTCTCAGACGATCACCTACTAACGATCCCTTCAGGAAAACCAAACCGCACCGAACACCAAGATCACTGGCTAATCCAGCACTATGACCACGTCGCTGTCTGGGGTTGCCTCTGCGGTCGTTCTGACCCTCTGGTTATCCCTCAAAAGGACATGAAAAAAGTTCGACTTCCAAACGACTTGATCCGTGCCTGCGAGGTCTGCCGTCAGGAGTTTGAGTTTGCACGGGGTAAAACAGCACACCTTATGGCTTGGATCGAGCGGCACCGCTTTGTCTTAGACAAAAAAGAGCACCTGTACTTACCAGCTGATCTAGGCTATTGTCGCGACCGGGACAACGAACGTTCTACAAGGACAAAACGATTTGTTTATGAAATCTTCTGGAAGAAAAAATTAAAGGCTACAAACTTTGTTCGTTCGACTTGTTCCGATCCCAACTGCATAAATCCTTATCATCTATGCGTAGCCGAAAGTCCAGCGGCAAAAATCACGAAACCAGTGCGGTTCTACATTCAGAAACTAGCTGTCCAGGGGATCTCGGCAAAAACCACACAGCGTCTATTGCACGATCAGCTCTCGCTCGAGCTGTCTCTGAGAGTAATACAGTTAATAAGATCAGACGCCGAGAAATCCAAAAGCTTAGTTGCTTGATTGAGGAGCTACAGTATTTGCAACCCGCAAATACTACGGAACTATCAACAGCACTAGGGCAGTCTATAAATACGACTAGATCCCAGCTTAAAAAGCTCCACAGGCTTGAGCTCGTCATCAAAACGAGTTTTGAACAACATTCTTTGTATTGTTTAAATGGCAACTTCAACTTATTTATCGGCCAAGTCCTCCAATTTCTCAACTACAGCGGATAGCCCGCAGCCGCCAAAACCTTTTCTTTGGCCCGAAGAACAACGAGTTCTAAGTTTACCGTTTTGGATTTATACGGATAACGAACCGCCAAAATCAATCCAAGACTGTAAGGCAACTATTAGTTCACTCGAATTTATAGTTAAGGATATAGATCTGCAAATTGAAATCAGAGAACTAGAGTTGCGCGGAGGTAATTCACGACACAACAGTAGCTTTGATTTTGAAAAATGGAAAACACAGGCTTTAAGAGCAAAACAAACACACTATTATCTTCTAAACGCGCATAACTATTGGTTAATAAAGAACACACCAGAAAAACTTGACATGGATCAGAAACTGCATAAACTGATTAGGCTCTTAGCTGATGAACCAAAGGACTTCGTGACACAACTTGAATTACTTCTAGACTAAAACAGTCAGCGTGAAACAAGGGCCACGTTGACACGAGGGGTGCGGCTCGTGTTTTCGTCCTTTCCACACCGCAGCAATTCGCTTAAATTGCCTGGTACCAGGTGGTTTGAGGAGCCCCTCCATCTTTCTTTATCACATGGACTCTGCACTTCGAGAAATCAAACAGATACGAGACGCAATAATTAGTATTGATACGTCTCTGCAACTAATTGCGTTAAGTAAAAGCAGCGACAAAAGAACAACAGTTTTTGTTTCAAAAAAAGTTATTTGCCAACGTCTTAACGTACCGACAGTTACTCTTGATAAACTAATTTATCAAGGCATAACATCAGGAGGCAAATCTGGTTTAGTGCAGGGTATTCACTACTGCAAAACTGACCCAGCCGAACAAAACAGTTCAAAGTTCCTGTACGATCCACACACCATTATCCAATCAGCCTGGAGCAACTTTCAAAACAATGGCTAATCTTTCAAAGAGCGCAGCAATGTTGGTTAAACAACTGTTTCACGGAAACGAAACAGAAACAATGATTGCTGCGGGGGTGATGCGAACAATCCTGGCTGACATCACAAAAATTTATTTTGACAACAAGAAGTCTTTAGGCAAAGGCATTTTAGTTTTTAACCCTGAAGATCCGCAAAAGAGTAAGTACCTAACGACAAAAGATCTATATAGGGATTTGGCGTTAGCTGAAGAAATGATGCACAAAGAAGTTTGCCGAATGTTGAAGAAGGTAGATAAATTTATCGAAGAACACGAGGATGAAAACTTAGCACTCGTTGCAATGATTCAACCTGAAGGAGTATCTCTACACCTTATAGATCCGCAACAAGTGAATAAACGTATAGACGAATTTTCTCGTGGTCTTATCCTCTAAAGATTTTGTTTCGCCACCGGAATTAATCGCGCTGACAGCCGCGTTTTATGGTGGATCAATTGACTTAGATCCAGCCTCCAGTGAATACGCAAACCAAGTTGTACAGGCTGAGAGATATTTTAACTGGCAAAATAACGGTTTAATTCAGACTTGGAAGGCTAAAAATATTTATCTTTACCCTCCCAGAGCTGTTGCGCTGAAGCACGAGCAACCAAAACCAACTAAGTTATTTACAAAAAACACTCAATTTAAAAAATCAAACCAACGTATCTGGTTAGAACAAGCATATAGAAAATGGCTTCATAAAGAATTTGAACAGGGAATTTTATTTATAACTTCTGCTGAGGTTGCTTTTATCTCGACGCAACGAATTAATTTTGACTTTCCTCTGTGTATCCTGAAAGATAAACCAAAATTGTTAATTGATGACGAAACTTTAAAACCTTTAAAAAACTGCAGGGTGTTTGGTTTTATTTACTACTTACCTCCTGTGACGCAGTACGAATCAAGCGTTAATAAGTTTCGTGAGATGTATAGTAGTCTGGGACGGGTTTATACGTAATAGGTTCTTTAGTCGCCCACGAATCATCAGGGCCAAAAGAATCTCGATTACCAAAATTTAAACCGGAAGGTTTGCCTGTGTAGGTTGGTTCTCGCCTAGGTTTTAAGTTAAACAATTGTCCAGCAAATCTTAAAAAACGAGGTTCTTTGTCGACGTGCGATTCTCTTCGCGAACCAAAACTATCAGCACGTCTTTCTGTTCCTGTTTTACCTATAGCTCTCATTACCCGTAACTCATTAGATCATTAACGGCTTGGTTCCCAGCATAAAATTGTGCAAGATTAGCACTAGCATCAGGTCGATCATAAATTTTTCTCTGACTTTGAGGATCGCTGTAATTGTACAGTTCACGATTAGCTGGACTAAAACTCATAACACCTTTAATACCGTCAGTATCAATAGAGGCAATCGCATCAGGAGCATTATAAGCAGCTTTATACCGTGGGTTTGACAAAATACTGTATTGTGTATTACTTTGATCTATAGTATTTTTTAAACGTTCAGTGTCGATTCTGGGTGCTTCTGCTATTTGCCCCAAACCTTTAGCCTCAGCTTCAGGCATGTATTTGTTAAACGCGGCAACGTATTCGTTGACGGCATCGGGTATATTTTTTCCGGTTAAACCAGCAATCCTTTCAAAAGTTGCAGCTATCTGCTTCGTAGTATTTTCGCGTTCCGTGTTTATTTTATCTAAAGATTTTTGTGTTAATTGTTCGTTAAAAATACCTGGAGATTGTTGAGCCCCGACACCAGCTATGTCTTGATAAGCCTTAGCAATATTAGTTACGCTTGGTATAAGCCTACCGAGACCGTCTACAAACTGACCAGCTTGATTAAAAAACCCACCGCCGCTTTGTGCCTTAGCAAAAGGATTATTGACATTGTAATCTCCATAGTTAACCCCTAAGTCACCCATGGAAAACCCACCTGAAAAGTCTCCAGTTGGATACGTAAACCCACCTGGGTTAACGCTATAGTCACCGTAATTAAACCCTAAGTCACCTACAGAAAAACTCATCTTACTTTGCTGCGAGAGACAGTCATTTAAGTTTAACCCTAAATTACAGGTGTAGGAGTAGTAAAAGCTTGTTGTGCTTGAAGCATAAGTCTATTTAGTTTGTCTTGAGTTGCCGCTTGAGCACTTTCAGCAGACGCAATTGCTTGGTTTCGCGCTCGAAATGCAGCCTTAGCCTCCTCATCTTCTTTAGCCTCCATAAGATAAGCTAAAACTTTATCGGAGGAAGCATCACCGTCCTCCTCTTCTTTAAACTCAACAAGCGGCGGACTAGAAAGTGTTGACCTTTCTAAATCTTTATCACCCTCTCCTGCTTTTTTTAAAAGTCCAGTAATTACACTTGCGACAACTGGGTCATAGGCTCTATTTGTTGGTTGACCTTGAGTGCCGCCAGGTTCACCGGTACCTTCAGGAGCTGCATACTGGACTGAAGGGTCGTAAGAGACTGAAGCACGATCGCCACGGTTCTGTACAAAACGTTGAATATCTTTAAAGGATCTAACTGGCTGATTCCAATAACTTTTTCCTTGCAACGTAGGTAAGGATGCCCACTCAGGAGCAAGGCGAGCAATAGTTTGGGGTGAGATTGGATCGCGATCGGGATTAACTCCGCGCATGCGAATTAACTGCAACGCCGCTAAATCTTGAGATCGAGGCCCAAAATCTCTGGCTTTTACCATAGGAGCTACCCGATCCCACGTCGTTGACAAAAATTGATACGCACCCGCAGCATCACTTGTATAGTCTCCACTAGTATATAAACGTCTGGGGTGGTCTACGAAGTTATTAGTTATAGGTTTATACCCAAACGTAATGTTGTACCGAGGTCTACCTTGAGGACCGAGGGTACCCTCAGTAAAAGAAATAACGTCTAGATAACGACGAGCATTCGGCGATATAAAATCCTTATTAGTCATTAGGTTCCTCTTGGAATATATCAATATTAGTATCTATAGCCACGTCGAGCTCTTCTAAAACAGATTTATACGCACGTTCTCTACACACAAAATTATAAATAACTTTCCACATATACTGGTCCCTCGCTTTTCCTTCCAAACTGATCGCCCTGTTCTTGAGTCTGGTCAGAACAAAATCGTCTTCGATTGTTAGACCAACAACCAACTGACTTCCGTGGTTTTTCATTGTGTCCTCGAAGCTCATTTAAGTTTAGCTCCAATCGTCACCACGCTCGGCAACTCCAGAAACCGGGAGTTAGTTTGCTCTTTTTTTCGTCACAATTATGACGTGCTCTGAAGTTAGCTCTTCGTTCTGGAATGTGTTTTTTGATAGTCATATTAGGATCACCAAAACGCACTAAACGCACAGTATCTCCTTCCTTTGCGGCCACGGCGAATTTTTTACCTCCATCAGAATCTCGACGAGGTTGATTATATCCTTTGAAGATTTCGCCAGCAAGACGAATCGTCATGCGCCGTATTTCGACTACAGTTTAGTCTACCGTAACGATTATGAAATTAAGATTAAAAGCATAATCATGGTTTGACTTACAGCTAATCCCTGCTAACGTCGTTACGTCCACGACATTTACTTTCTGAACTCCAATGGAGACTGCACGGCTCCTGACTATCGCTCAGACCGCAGAGCTGCTCAACTGCTCTGCTGGTTTTGTACGTAAACGTATCTCTCTCACCGAATCTAATCAGCCCGGTGGTTGGCCTAAGGGCATCTTCGTTAATCTTCAGCCAAACGGCGCGAAGTCTCTGTACCGTATTCATCAAGATTCTCTTCAAGAATATTTGAAAAGCGGAGCAGAAGTTGATAACGAAGAGGTTAATATAGAGGAAAGCGCCGCCTGCGCTCTTTGAGCTTAAACCTAATGACCTCCTCGATCACGGATATACTTCAGGCTGCCGTCGAGGCACCTAAGAAAGAAATGATCACCCAGGAGGTCATTATACAAAAAGATAACTGTGTAGACAATTTGATCTACAACATGGTTGCTTTAGCTTCTTACCTATACCAGCTAAACACGCAAGCGCATCTACTTCATCTAAATATTGAATGTCCCCAGTTTCTAGCGTTGCACAAGTTTTTAAAAAAACAATACGAACAACACACCACGGACTTTGATACAGTCTCTGAACTGGTCAGAAGCATGGATTACTTAATGCCTATGTGCCAGAACGGACTACTAAACGCCTATAAAAAGTTTCCTAACACCAAAACGTACGAAGCAAACGACAGCCTAGTAACTTATTTAAAAAATCTAGAGCAAGGCGGAATGTTAGGTAAATCCGTCGTTGAAATGGCTAAAGAAGTTGAAGCTCCAGATGTAGAAAACTTTGTAGCTGAAATTGTTAACAACATGTTCAAGAGCGCGTGGATGCTCAAAGCAACTTTAAGAAACAGTTAAACTAGAGCCCACCCGCCAGCAAAGGCTACGTACAAACCACTGGGGGTTCCAGTGTTGTCAATTTTGTATCGAAGGGAACCAGAGGGCCCAGTTCCAGTCAAAGAGCCTGTATAAATATCGGAACAGGAAACACCAGTTGCCGTAACAACTCCAGAAGCAAGGATTGCACCTAAAGCACCTGAGGCAACCACCGAGCCGAGGGACCCGGAGGCTAATAACGCACCGCGAGAACCAGAAGCAAGAATTGCACCTAAGGCACCTGAGGCAAGAATTGAACCAAACGAACCTGACGCTACAAGAGCCGAATTTGCAAAAATAGCACCGGAAGCAATGGTGACGTTTGCACTTCCAGCTACATCAGCAAAAGCTGCACCAACTTTTTGCCAAGCTGTACCGTTCCATACTTTTAAATAATATGTAGTTGTGTTGGAGTCTGTCCACAACTCTCCTAAAGAGTTACCTGCCAAACCCACGGGTACAGCGTTAGGAGCTACGGTGCCATAAGCGGTGGGACCGATTTTTCGTATGCTGCCAGCAGAATCTTCGAAATAAACTCCAGGGTCTGCCGCACCAAAACTCATAACAAGCTCACCATTAACAATGATGTTGCCACTCGGTCTATCGGATGCGTTACCGGTTCTTTTAAGTAAAGAAGTAACTGGTGTTGAAGTCATGTTAGTAGGTTCCTCCGTTTATAAATGTAGGGGGATAGCTCGGAGGCACAAGTTCACCATTAGTATACTGACCTCCGTCTAAAATATTAGAAGAGCTTGTGATAACAACACCATCAGAGTAAGTTCCACCATCATAAATTTCTTGAGGCAAAGCAGCAGGATTTAAAGGATTGAAATCATTTATTGTAAACAGTTGAAAGTTTGTATCTTGAAGTTCTGTTAAGTCGTCTAGCTGTCCAAAATTTAGTGTTTTTGCAATCATATTATACTTATCAGCATAAAGTAGATGCTTAGGTAACCCTCCAAGAGAAGGACTGTAACGAGACCACCAGACAAGATCTTCCTCTCGTCTTAGAAAACTATTTTGTTTTGCTAAATCAACTTCAAATTTTTCACGATAATATTCATCTAAAGGCTCATCATTTGGCTGAGGTAACCTTGAAGTTGTGACATTAAACAATCTAAACTTACGTTGCATGTCCCAAAAAGCAGCATAAATATGTTTACACCATTTAGGTTGAAAATAAAATAAAGAGGGATCTGAATAGACGGCTGTGTCTTCGTAAGAAGGTATAGTGTAGATTTTGTTTAGATAAATAAAACCAAAGGTTCTAGCGTACCCAGGATAGTCATTAGATGGACTTACTCGACCAGAAGCATTAGGACCGCCATCGAAAAAACCAGGATCGACGTTTAATATACTTGTATAGGGATACCGTTGTTTAACTGAGAGATTATAAAAATTAAAACCTTCTCTGTTTAAAAAATCTTGACAAGAGCACTGAACTCTTATTTCTGTTGTAAGAAATTCACCAACTAATGGAGGACCTGTAGCGGGTACAACAATCGTCGTGGAATTAACCACAGACCAACTTTTATCAGCTGCAAACGATAAAAATAATGTATTGAAGTCTGGGTTTATTGATGGTTCTAAAATAACACCGTTGAAACCTACAGCTGTAACTGTGTAGTTACTGTATCCAAATTGTTTTTCCGTACCGTCAGAATTAAACCTGTTCGACAACACCTCTCCGGTAAAATACGAAATAGGAGAACCAAATCGTTGACTTAGGACTACGGCGTAAGTCGTTTCATCATATTGAGTTACAGATTGAATTGAAATACCAAAGTCCAAGAAGTTAAAAGTATCTCGTGGACGAATACCGACCATGTGCATACGCATATCGCTTCTGAGTGTCGGATATACAAAGAACAAGCCAGGTATATACCCACCTACACCGGCAGTGCCTGAGACGTAATATTTAAAAGACGAATAAATTAAACCACTGTACGCTCCTTGTGCATACATGCTAAGTTCATAACCACGGCGCCAACGTGACCATAAAGAAGCATAGTTGTACTCACTTACGACACTAAAATCTTTCGTGTTAATTGCTGGTCTAAATCTACGCTTAAAAGGTAACGGACGTAAGAGCTGAGATTTTTTATCAGATCCAATAATATTTGAAATAGGTTTAAAAGAACCAAGTGGTCTCGGACCATTAGGCAAAAAATCATCAGAGCCCTTTTTACGAGCCACGGATCAATAAAAACCGCCTTGCGCAAAAATCGAGAGACCTGACGCACTTAAGCCACCGGAGACAGCGGCGGGTCCGTTACCTAAGTAACCTACACACAAAATATATCCTTTCTCTAAATACAAAGCTTCAGACTTACCAATTTCAATCGGGCGAACTAAGTTAGTGTCCCCAGTTTGAGGCGTGGGAGCAACGGTTGCTGGGAGTTCTACACGTTGAATCAAACCTTCTGTGTCACCGGATAAACCAACTTCGAACTTACTTATCAAAAGAGAAGCTGAGGTAGAAGGAGCAGCTTGGTTAGGTGCATAGATATAAACACCAAAAGCTGCAGAACGGACACCACCATTATTCGGATATCCTTCGTTAGCTACGACAAAGATATCCTCTACAAGAGCTCCGTCCTCTGAAGGAAGATCTCCAACGCGAACCAATTGAATTAAGTCACCAAAATCAGGACTACTTGTATTAGTTACAACAGTAGTTCCGTTATTAACTTTAGCGCCTCTAAGAAAAGGCCTATCAACCATTAAAGGTTGTTTGTTGGTGCTTGTAGAGCTCATGATTTAGATCCTAGGAAACAAGGGAAGAGTAGTAATCAGCCGGAAGTGCAGCGGTTTGAGACAGGTCTTCTGACTCAACTAAAGCCACACTGGTGCGAGCTGGATCTATTGTAGAGGTAACCCCACCAGTAAACAGCCGTTGCAAAGCAGTGGGTGATGCAATTGCCTCACGAAGAATAGCAGTGTTAAAGGGAGAAAAATCTGACTCCGCCACGGCCTGTGCTACGTCTCTTGCTCCTGGTCGTTCTCGCATAGGTTGATTTTGACGGCGATTTCTACGTTCAGCTAATTCACGACCTAATCGATCCCCTGCATAACGAGTGCCTCGTGGTTCAAAAGCAGGATTAGCAGGAAAACCCCTAATAGCCCTGTAAGCATTTGCTACACCTGGAGCTATATCACCAACTTGTTTTACAAGATTAAATAAACCAGATTCATCACGTCTAGCAACTCCAAATTCCGAGCCAGGAACCGGAAGCTCTACGTCTCGGAAAACGTCAGGTGTATAGCCAAGAGGAGGATTGACAAAACGTTTGCCGGTATAGTCATTTATATTGCCCTGCGAAGGTCTGTTATAAGCAGTATCAAAACCATAACTAGGGGAGAAAGAGTAGCTCATTAGATAACCTCCGAGAACAACATTTTAACTCGTTATCAGTAATACATCATCTGATCACGCTGAGGAACACTTAAGCGCTGCAAGAACTCTTCAGCAGGAGTAAGTACAGGTTGTTCCATAGGTGTGGTGGCACTACGTAAGTCGAAACTTCCTTGAGTTGGAGCTACTGCACTTTGAGCCGTGGCGTTTGCGTTTCCAATGGCGTTAGCCTGATTGTTTGTCCCCATTGGAGTTGTAAAGGTCGTAGTCGTTACGGACTGTTGAGTTTGTTGGTTAGCTTCAGGGTTAACCATGCTGCGACGATGCATTTCGTAAGCTAGAGCAGGGTAGCTTTGAGCCCACGTCCGCAAGGCAGTTGACTCAGCAGGACTAGAACCTGTTCCTTCTGCATACTTCATCAACGATTGCCTTACAGGAGCTTGATTTGCATAGGCAGCTCTCGCAGCGTAATAATCCTCTGCACTTTTATACCTCTCAGGGCTACGGGGTTCCATAGCTCTATCTACAGCGGCGGCGCGAGGTGAATACTGAGCTAACTGCTCACGCATCTCACTTGCGCGATCTCCACCTCGAGTAATTACAGGTGCTGGGGCAGTTGGATCTGACCGACGAGGCATAGGTTGACTTTGTTCAGGAGAACCTACGGAACCTAAGGGAGTGCCGTCATCATCAGCAAATATCACAGGGGGTTGTTCTGGTTGATTAATTCCGTTAGGAGTAACCAAGGGTTCTCCAGGAACAGTCCTTGTCCCACCTTGTGGATCAAGAGGAGCAGAGCCTTCATCTCCGCGCATCATGTTTCCTATGGTACTACTTAACCCAAAGCCAGCTAGACCAGCGCCTCCAAGAGCGCCGACACTTCTAATAGGATTATTACGTAATACGTCTATAAGTATGTTTAAATCACCAATTTGAATGCCCCCGGTGGCATTACGTGTAGCTTTTGTAACAGGATCAACGACTTTACCAACCGGGAATGGACCCATTAGACTGTTAGGGCTGTAGCTAGCCGGCGGTATAGCAGCTAAAGGTGATATATCTTCAACGACATTATCAGCCGGGAATGGACCCATTTGACTTTTAGGGTAAGACTTAACGATATCGAGCTGAGGCCTTGACGGTCTAGCAGCTAAAGATGATATATCTTCAACAACATTACCAGCCGTGTCTAAGACAACTCGACTTGTAGGGTAAGGATTGATACGTGGATCTATTTCAATGCGACCGGTAAACGGATCAGGTTCACTAAAAAAAGATCGCCCGCGAACTTCACCACCAGGTGCTCGGGGAGTAAGAGGAATACCCTGTTCAATGGCCTCCATGACATTAAGTCTATTTGGAGGAGGAACAGGACCTAGAAAAGCACCAATATTAGCTTCAACGCCCTCACCGTATGTAGTGTTACCAAGCTTTCTTCCTCCAACAGCTTGAGTACCTGGAGGGTACCTTAAAGACATTCCAGGACCTTTTATCTCACCCGGACCTGGTCTAAGAAATGTGCCTTGTAAATATTCGGGAACAGAAGCAGGAATATCTCTAGCTGGAGGAGCCTGTCCACGCAGCCTATCAAAAAGAGCTGCCGCATCCTCGGGAGGAACTGAAATTTCCCCTCGCCTTAACCTATCTGCAAGTTCTCGATCTGCTGATGTTACACCTTGACGTGGACCTAAAATATTTGGTAAAGCCTCTCGAGCTCTAACTGTAGGCGCGATTTGTCGTATTTGATCCGCGCGTTGAATATCTGCAGGAGTTACTGTCGGTGACCGACGTGGCACATCCGGCAAAAGACGGCGAGGGTTTGGAGTCGGAGTAGCCAAAGGTAGAGGACCACCCATTATTACGTTTTCTGCATTTCTACCTAGGTTCTGAGCACCACCACTTAGTTGTTTCAGCAACCGCTGAGCACCAGCAGTACCCTGTTTTCTTATTTCATTATAAATAAAATTACCGAGGCCCATGTGCTGAAACCGATCACTAATAAAGTAAGTCTACCGCCAATTTGCGTAAAAATAGAGTCTGTCTGCTCGTGAAATATCAGGTGGTCCAGGTATTGCTTGAATAAATTCTCCACCTGATCGTTCAAAGCGATATCTCGCGGCCACGGGGTCTCGATAGTTAGGTACATAAAGCTGTTGCGCTAACCTATCGCACTCATACAAATAGTTTTCCCTCCATATGCGAGCTGTTTCACGTTTATCCTGAATATTAATGGAACGTGAAACGTCACCAAGAATTGTTTCTTGACGACTCGTAGCTCTACCGGTAGCAAGCTCAGTAAGACGCTCAGCTTCCTCACAGCGCTCAATTTGCTGAATTATCTTGTCGTAATAAAACTCACTAGGGATACTATTACAAGCTTCGAGCAAACGAGCATAGTCACCCGCCGGAACAGTTGCGATGTTAAAGGCTAAGTGATAAGCAACACGGCTAAAGTTAAAATCGTCAAGGGCATAACCAAAAACCTGAGCAGGATTTCTAGTTAATTGATTAACTGTCGCATAAATTACTTCGCGCTTAGTGGCGTCAGTCGTTGTTGGCTGAAATACAACCCCTTGCTGAGCTAAATACGATTGAATTTGCTCAAGTTCAAAAGTAGTTAGTTGGGCCACGGAGACGAAAACTTATGTTCTTCTATTCTACGTATACACTCCCGGTAGCAAACACTTCATCCCAATCAACTCGTTTAATTGAGTTAAGTTGATCTAGTTTTATGAACTTTTCACCAGGTAAAGATTGACGTAACTCAACAATTTCTTTAGCTGTTTTTAGCCCCACGCCTGGTAAGCACTGCGTAAGACCTTCGGGTGTCAGAGTATTTAAATTTATCCGAGTGTCCGCAGGTGGTAGAGGTTTAATTATCGGAGTTTTTTCAATCTCTGACTTCACATTTCGCCTGCTGCGCCTGGTACCTACATGGTTAGCACTTGGAGTTGGTTCATTTTCATCAAGAAGTTCTCCAACTTGGTCTTTATGAGCAAAAAAGACTTTACCTGTGGTATTTGAACGCACCATAAAGTAATCACCTTCGTCATACGTCGAAAGTATCTCAATTTTTACGCCACTAGGTCTATAAACACTGGCTGTCATGGGCTGAGTCAACATGTGTACAGTAGTTTAGGCTAAACAACCGCAAAAACAAAGCTTATTGATCACAAGTTTTTAGTTTTGGCGCAGATTTTTCAATAAATTCAGCTCGTTTCTCCCAAGTATCGCCTCCAACACGTCCTTTAGCTGGATTTATGCACTCAGAGGAGTCAGTTTGGTTACAAACCAAGCCCGCAAGGTCTAGTTCACTACCTTTTGCCCCCGTACGCCAATAATGAACATTATTTAACCAAGTAGCGCCGCATTTTTGGCACTCTTTTCGTTTAATTCCAAACTCTGAAAGCTTCCGGTCAGTCATAAAGACCACGCAAGAAACATATGCTTGATACTTTGCCAGTTAACGATTTAAAAAACGCTAAAAATTTTATTAATAATTTGATTCCAAAACAAAAACCCCTCCCGAAGGAGGGGTAGATGTAAGAACCCGTTACTGATTAGATCAGGAAGGTGAAGTCGAAGTAAATATACTTGACTCGATAACACCACCGGGCTGCAGAGCAAGATCTGAACGCTCGGGGGGTTGGTCAGGAAGAATCCAGCAAACTTCGCAGATTGCCAGAGCCTTGTTTGCACCTGAAAGTCTTCCAGTACCAGCGCGAGGATCGTAAATACCCGAACCTTGAGCAAGACCAGAAGCAGCAGCACCACCAAGATTAGTAGTGGTGAAGAGTTTCCAGGTAGTAGCGTTAGCCAGAGCGGACAAGCTGCTGCTGTTGAAGATGTTAGTAGAAGCAATGCTTCCGTTAACAATCCGGCTAGAGGCGCCCGTAATGGAACAACCAAATTGACCGGAAACAACAGTGCCGTTGTCACGCAGACCTTGAGCTACAGCAGGAATCAGAGAAACCTGTGGGGTAGCACTTCCACCGGCAACGCCGGAGCTAACAACATCACCACCGTCAATGCGCAAGGAGGCACGATAAACGTAGCCAGACGCAGGAACGATGATGCCATTCGTGATATCAGCCCGAATATCCTTATGGAAATCAGGAGAAGGAATGATAACGTTAGCGTTTAGGAAGGGTTGCTGAGCAGCGTTTTGACCCGAACCATAAGGTAGGGTGTAGTACTCAAGTTGATTGTTTGTACCAAGAGCTTGGTAGCTCAGGTCAACATAACCAACTGCTTGCTGAGCAATCCAACCAGGACGGAATACAACACCAACAGGACCACCCACGGGTTGGTTGGTTAAGTTGGTGGAAACACCGTTAGCGTTGTTGTACTGAACGGTTTTTTCTTCGTGCCAGTAACGAAGAACGTTTGTGTAGTTACCAGGATAAATCTTGGCAACTGAGAGCTGGTTAGTAGCGATCGCCATTTTTAGTTACCTCCTCAAGCGTCGAAAGAGTAGGCAACGGTGACGAAGTCAGCGTTCAGAAGTTCGAAACCTGCGTACAGGCTCCAAATCATCATGATGAAACGGCTGAAGTCATCGTTGTTGTTGAGTAGCACTTGGGCGTTGTTACCGCCAATGCCAACTCCAGTGGACTGCGGACCAAAGAAGATACCGATCGCAGAGTTGTAGCTCTGTGAACTGGATGCAATGGTCGCAGCCTGTGTTTGTGTAGGCATGTTGGTGCTTTCGAAGAAGCGCACACCTTCAAACACAAAGCCCGTGGGCATAATCGGTTCGCCAGCCACGAAGGTAGCTTGACCGAAGCCCTGACCCATGTACAGAGCAGCGTTAGGCTGCATGCCGGACATAAGTGGGTTGATTTGACCGTTGCCAGGGTAACGAGCAACTTCACGGAAGTCACTGTTCTGACGCAGGTGCATCAAGAAGGTAGGATCGCAAACACAGCGATAGAAACCGTCTTGGAAGGTAGGAGTGTTCCTCTTACGCAGGCTCTTCACCACGCGCAAAAGGTCATCCTTAACGTCGAATTTGGCTTGTTCGGCGTTGGTATAGCTAAGACTTCCAACGGCTAGATCGCCAGGGAAGTAGTAACCACCTTGGGTGTCAGAAGACTGACCCTTTGATACTGCTTTAAGGAGTTCATTGATGAACACCCGATCACGCCAACGACGATAGTCGTCGAGCAAAGTCAGGCTACCAATGGATTGGTGGAAAGTTGTGAGGCTGCCGGTATCCAGCAAAAGACGCTGGGCAGTGATCAGAGTCTCGCGAGCAATTTTGAAAGTGCTTGGCTGAGTTGGATCACTAGGGTCAGCAGGGCCGGTGTACTCCTTAAGAGTCACCTGAACCTTGTCCTTCACAATGTTGCGGCTGTTTGCAGTACCGATTGTTTGCTCGGCAGTGCGCTCGCGAGATTCTTTGGAGCCAGGGTTACCGAAGAAACGGTAACGATCAAGCTGAACCGTCTGGCCGGGTTGTTTTGCCTGAAATGCTTCGATGAGCACCGTGAGGTTCTTTATCCTCACGTAACATCAACTTAAGGACGTTGATGAGTAGACTATATCATCACCCACAGCAAGAATTATCTTCTGTTTGGGTGTTCCGCGCTCGTGTCACCTTATCGGCTTCTACAACAAATTTGTTGCGGTCAGCCTCGCTCCACTTTGACTTACCTCGATTAGTTCGAGTGTCGTAGCGAAGGTCGAACTTGTAGCTCATGGCTTTACATCCGTATGGTTTTAAAGCCTCTACGAACAAACGAGCTTGAGTGCCGTTACCACGAAGATTCCATTTATTTGGACTCTTCGTTTTCATCGGCTCTCTCGGAGTTAATGAGGCTCCGGTTAAGCTCTCGATCCAATCGGACACAAATAAAGCTGTGTCATAAGGAACGTATAAAGCCAGCTCTACAATACGCTCCCGTACATAAGGTTCTCCTGTTTGCGTGGATTGACCACGCTTGCGAAGATGAAGGTTTCCGTCGTCCATATAAAGAACGGCTAATCCCTCTAAGCCAATATCCCGTAGAAAAGAAGGTGTGAGCACCTTTATTCCTTGTGGGTATAGCTCCTTATATAAAGGAAGCAGTAGCTCTTGTTGATTAGACCACCACTGACAACCAGGAAAACTTCCTGATTGGTTTGTGCATACTCTATCCTTAACTGGCTGTTTTATTCCAAAAATTCTGTTTAAGCGTCCCACTTTCCAGCGGAGATACTCAAACTGTTTTTTGGAGTGCGTGAGCACGAGATTCGGATAAGTAACTTGATGCCTTAGACATCCGTCACCTATACAAACACCTTTAAGGAACGAGCGGTCGCTTCGAGAGAGCATTCGAGCAGTGTTAGTCGTTGAACCTTCCAACCATTTCGGGTTGGCTTGGCTGCTGATTGACCTCCCTTACGGGTCCGGCTTTCCAGCAATTCACGGAATTGTTCGACCGAGCTTTCACTCGGAAGTTCCCAGACCTTAGCAGGTCAAGAAGTCATGAACAACCACAGGTTCCGCAGCCATCTCGACGATGTATGCGGGGTGAGGACGGTAAAGTTCTGCACCAAGAATCTTCGGAAAATCGTTATCGATAAACATCGATAATCCTGAAGAAACTACAAGAGTTATATTAACCTTTTATTTTGCTGATGTAACTAAAACGTGTCGCAATCTTAGTGGTTTAACCAGCTACTTTACGGATCATATTTCTGACACCTTCACCTAACACACCGTACACAGATCCGTAGTTAGGCACGTATCTTGTCGATTTACCTCGATAGCTAGTACGAGACACAACACTCATTTGACCCGGCAAATCACTACGAATTGCTTCCGTAAACACTTGACAATATACAGGAGGACTATAAACCCACGCAGCGCGAGAACCTGATGTGTCGTTCGTTGGGTTTGTTAAAGCAGGATAACGAACGCGTTGAAAAGATCCGGGACCGCCTGTGATCCCGTTACCTACAAAAGCACCTAAATCTGAATCGTATTCGTACGGAGTATTACTGTTCGGCGTTTTAAAAGGATCATAATTTTGGTTGTCAGGAACACTAGCTCCAAACCACGTATAGGTACCAAAATCTTTTAGCCCAGGTTGAGGACCTAAAGCTGTTTGGACAGTGCGACCAGCAACGCTGTACCTACCTTGAGCCCTAAAGCCAACATAGGTGTCTAATAAACCGGAAGCGTGAGGCAGTGTATTTTCATAATTAGTCCAGTAACCAGAAATAGCAGGTGGTACTGCCCTCCACTCCGTATTCAAGTACCCACTTATGTTTGGTGGCCCCACGGGGATTAAACCAAAGTCAGCGCCTTCAAGATCTACACCAAACCATGTCTGCTGAACCCCACTAGGCAGCATGTAACCACTTGATAGTACTTTATATGTATCAGTTAAGTTTAAGTTATCCCCTGTACGCTGTGGTCCCGATTGTATTCGGTGATAAAGACTATTATCATAACGCCAGTTTGTTAAAGGAGTGTAAACCATGTTGTTTTAGCGTATAAATTAATTCTACTCCTCTACAATCTGTAAAGAAGTTATCTCTCCCAATGGTCAATGCAGAAAAATTTCTAACAATATTTTTTGAAGACCCAGAAGCTTCGATAGCCTGTTTTTCGGGTTCTTTAACGGATTCTCTCGTGCACCCACAAAAGCGATCCAAACTTGTTGTGTACCTTGTTAAAACAACTGTTGTCGGATTATTTCTAGCTACATTTATTAGTCCAGTTTTTCACGATAAATTTAAATTAACAAAAAATGAAGCCATCGCGGCCTCTTTTATCTGCGGTTATGCCGGAATTCGTATGCTTAACGCAGCTGAAAAATACTTTGAATACGAAATCCAAAAAAGATTACGTAAGCTTCAGCTAAGCTCCACGGAGCCTTCAAAATCAGACGACAGCTCAACTTGAGCTTGGGGTGCAGGAGGAAGCACAGGAGTGACAACCTCAAGGGGTTGATTAACAACAACCTCTTGAACTTCTTTTTCTAAACTTGGCTTACGACGCAAGGTTCCTAGAGCTCTCATAATTAATCAGTTGGTACTTGTACATTAGCAAAAAAAAGCTCCCCCGTTTCCGAGGGAGACAATTTCGACCATCTAACGTTACTAAGAAGCATCCATGAACAGGAGCTTGCTGCGAAGAGCTTCGGGCCCAATCTGACTGAGATAACGCCAGGCGTTCTCTGGGCTGCGATTCATCACGTCACCAAAAGTCTCCCACTGTTGTTGAGGAGCTGGTGCCTGAGTAGACCCACCGGCATTAGCAGGGGGTGCGGGCATATCGTACCTGGGCTGATAAGCCTGGGGAGCTTGTTGACCTTGTCCGGGAGAGTCAATGTCCACAGGATAGACTTCAGTGAAGAAGCGGTCAGTATAGTTGGCTAAGTGATCGGGATTGGTCAAGATAGTCTCCATAGCGTCGTGACGCAGTGCGAGATTATCCATACGACCCGCCTGATCCATCAGCATGTCCTCAAGAGCACAAGAGTACTGATTGAGAATGCCTGGAGCCTCGATACCGAAGTGGTTAACTACGGCGTGAGTTGCGGGGCTTAGACCGTGTGGGCCGCTTTGTGGGGCCGTAGAAGTCTGCGAGGAAACCTGGGTCGGTGAGACGCTGGTAGGCAAGGTCTGCGCTACCTGCTGTGCCTGGTAAGCCCAAGGTTGGACCTGTGAAGCCAGATTGCTCTGTTGAGTAACCTGCGGCTGTGCCACCTGGTAAGGCGACGGTTGAGCCTGGCTGGGGTACGGCGGGTTGATCTGCGTAAGCACCCGCTCCAGTGAACCCATCGCTGCTTCCCACGGATTGTTGGGGGAGGACGGCGACGTTAACTGGTTGTACTGGCTGTTGGTAGTAGGCCCCGTAGTCGGTATTCCCGGCGACGGCAATTGGGCTGTAGCTGCCGAAGCTACCGCCGGGGTAGGCGTTTGGGTTACCCACTGGGGGTAAGCGGTTGAGCCCTGGTCCGAGGCTACTGCCTGGGAGACCGGGCTCGGGGTCGAAGCTTGGATCTGCTGGCTCATAGCTACCCGAGTAGGTTAGTTCTTCCGCGAGATGGTCGAAAGTTCTATAGATTAGCGGAGTGATATTCAATCTCGGATCAGCTGCAAGCGGTTGGTTAGGCGCAAGCGGATGAGGAGATTGCAACATCTGTTGTAATAATACCAGAAATTGTTGCATAGCTGACTGAGTTTGTTGAACCATACGGAAAGGGAAACCCCTCAACATTTCAGCCCGCTCAGCATCAGTTTTTTCTGGAAATAAGAACTTCAACGCTTCTATACTATCAACTCCCAGCTCTTGTAGGTTACGAACAACAATAGATTTTTGGTTTACATCGTAAGCCGTATCTTCATAAACATCACCTTGATACCTATAAGTAACTGTACGATCACCATCTTCTGGTAACCCAATAACCCCACGAGGTACTTTATTCTCTGCCAGGGCCACCTTCATCACCTGATTTAGCTTCCCTTCAAACTTTACATTTGCAATTTGATACTTTTCAATTGCTTCAGGTGTTTGTTCTGTCGGAGGCTTTGGTTCTTTTAAACCCGAAGCAGCTATAAATGACTCTCGAAAAATTAATTCTTGGTGATAAATCATCATCTCAAGGAGACGATTAAATCCATACGCAAGAAATGATTTATTTTTTCTTAATGCTGTGGCCTGAGCTCGACCCATCAAACCTTTAATTTCAGTCGCAGTGGCACCGGCTGAAATTGAAATCTCATCAACACCACCTAATGCAGTACGTATCTCTTCTCTTAACAACAAAAGATATCTGCTCATGTCCCCGTTAACGGGGTCAGGTGTCATATAGCCCACACGGTCGGAAGGTTCTACGTTCGCAATAATTCGCGGAACACGCAGGCCACCACCCATCGAGGCGCCGAAAGGTTCACTTACTCTTGTCGACGGGCTATCGACTCCAGAAAAACCACTCTGACTGCTGATCGTAGGTCTAAAAGTTGACTGACTATCTGACGCTTCGACAAGATCACTACGTGGACGCGAACTAATTAGTGTTGGATTACCAAAAAATTCAATGTTCTTAGAAATGTTCCGTGCAAGTTGGTCGTGGAGAACAATTTGCTCCATAAAAGGATCAAATTCGCCTTCTCCCTCTGTTCCACTTGCATTTGGTTTGTTTAATACCTCGACAGCTGGTATAAAACCAAGCATGTTAGGCCTTTTTTTACTTGGAGTTAAAATTGCACCTGGTTCAAGCTCAAAACTTAATTCACTATCAGTTTCGACCTCACTAATCTCTTCAGCTGTAATAGAAAGTCGAACGTACCGTTTATTTTGCCCGTACGCATTACTAGGTAGACCTAAAGTACTGTTTTTAACTTTATAGCTGTAGATAATGATTACTTCTTCTACTTCACCGTTTACATCGTGATAAACGCGATATTGATTTTTGTTAAAAAAGTAAATCTGGTATTTTAACTTTGGGTCAGGGCGAAAATAAAAAAGACCAGCACCATCAATTAAGAAATTCCTGATAATCGAAGGAAATCGAATATCAATCTTATTCAGCTTTATGACGTTGTCTAAAAACTTTGAACGACTTTTATACGTATCCTGATCACAGTAGAATGTTACACCCTTCTTAATCATAAGAAGAGTCATCTGCTGTAAATGGCTTAAAACAACCATCGTGGCCGATTGGTTGCTTCGATCCTGGGTGCGTGAGGCCTCCAGGATCTCATTAAACCGTTTTCTGGTCTCAGTTGAGCTCGCAGACATTCAAGTTAAGGACAAAACGATTAAAGATTACTTCTTGGCTGCCATCTGTTTGGCCTTACGGGCTTTTGCTAAAGCCCTTTTACGTGATTCTTCTTTGCCACGGGGTTCACCACCCTTTGATTCTTTGTCCCCTTGATTTTTCTCTTGAAACTTTTTCAAGAGCTCAGCGGGCATTTTATTAGTCATCTGGAAGAAGATACTTTCTGACTCTTTCCAGTGTAACCGCTTCTAGCGGTAAATTCTCCATTGGAAACGCAGTAAGCATATGATCTTCTCGACCCAACATATCTATATTGCCGGGTACTGCTTCAAATGTCTTACAGGTCTCGACAACAGTAGGCATATCGGTCTCCCAATGTGCGTAAGATTTAAGTTTTTTAAGTCTCCTTTCAGAGTCACCCATCCAACTTAAATGCCACCCAGCATCACGGTCTCCTATTACCTTACGTGTAGTCTGACGACGAACATTTGTTATAGATCCTAATGAAGCAAGTCTTCCTGCAGTGCAGATCGTTGCACAATGCCAGTGAAAAAGCTCACCAAGGGGAGTACAGAGCTGTAAATCTGCCCTCCCGTAGTGCATGGACATATCCAAACCTAAAATTGCATCAGGATTTGCCTCAAGTTCAGTTTTTATCTGTTCAAATTTTGCTGGGTTAGGGAGTTCGTCACAGTCAGAACAAATAAAAACAGCATTTTTTGGCATTTCCGAGAGATAAACACCAAGAGCATCGCGTTGTCCACGCTCACGGACCCAATGATCCGGTTCCTCGTCAACAGGCGGAAGTTTGACGTGGATAACCTCGATCAAATCAGCGGGTAAACCTAACTCCTTAATGGTTTCGGCACAAGTAAAAGCCTTCGGCTCTCCTCTATGAGTTCGATCCGCATCTGCAATTAAAAAACCATCGACATGATCCTTTAATAAGGAAATGCGTAATTCAAGTAACTCGCGTTCGTTAAAATAAGGAAAACAATCAATTAACATTTTCAGGAAGGAGATAGGTTTTGACGCGCTCTAACTCAAATAATTTTGAGGGCAGAGCGCTTAAAGGATAAGTGGTAATTAAGTGATCGTCACGCCCAAGCATATCGAGGTTTCCCTCTTGGGGTTCAAACAGCTCACATCTGCGCTGTACGTCTGGTGTGTCCCACATATAGTACTCAGCAATAGATCTGAGTTTATTCTTTCGTCGTACACCGTCACCCATCCAACTTAGATGCCAACCAAAATCTCTTTCACCCAGATACAGATTATCTTGGCTCTCCCTCATTACGGAGAGTGTGCTGTGTTTCTTTAAAAAACCAACCGTAGAAACAAAAGCTCGTTGCCACTCATGCAGAACACCATCAGGAGTTATTAACTGCCGATCAGCGCGTCCATAGTGCATAGACATGCTAGCCCGCACTACTTGCTTTGAAGTTTCAGCTGCGGTTTTTAGCTTATCTAATTTAAGAGGATTGACTAGCTCATCACAGTCGGAGCAAATAAAGAACGTTTCGTCTGAACACATATGAAGCCCAACACCTAAAGCATCGCGCTGGGCTCGTTCACGCAACCACGGATCTGGTGCTTCCTCAATAGAAGGTAACTCAACGTGTAAGACTTGAACTTTACTGTCGTCGATACCAAGTTCTTTAAGAGTATCGACGCAGGTAAAAGGCTTTTCGTCACCTCGATGCGTTCTGTTGGCATCTGTTATCAGAAATCCGTCAACGTAATCTTCGAGAGTCCTAATACGGAGTTCTAGTAGTTCTTTCTCGTTAAAGTACGGAAAGCAATCGATAAGCATAGATCGCCTGAGCGGGTGCCACTATAGTAGCTTAGCTCTGTCCTAGATATTTAGCTGCACGACGCTTAGCTCTTGTCAAAAGATTTACATCTGCGTTTGTATTTTGATCAAATTCTGAAGAATTTGTATCGGCAGAATATCCACCGGGATTCAGAGATGGCTGTGGCTGACCTGTTAGTGACGTTTCATCTTCCGCCGACATTTCAGCAAATGCTGAATCAGCCGATTGATTGGCTCGACGCTGCGCATCAGCGGCGTTCATTTGCTCTTGATAGTTTTTTGAAAACCCAAAAGCAGCATTGTTAAAAGAGTTCATCAGTAGAAAACGATAACATTGTGAACAGTACCACTATGAATAGCTGTTATAGACATAGGTACAATTGAGTCAGCATTCAAACGCACTAATGGGATCTGCTGGCCGGGTGTATCAGTCATCTCAACTGTTAGGTAATGATCTTGACCAGCATCAGTCATAAAATAAAATCCACGAGCGGCAGAAAAACGTTTTAGCCCACTTGCAGGCACATAATGAAAACCACTTGCATAAGGTAAGGTCGAAGATTGCCCATATACAGATCCAAAAGCTCTAACGTCCATAACAACAAAAGTTTTTCTAAGTTTAACCGTATTTTTCACAAATAATTATTAAACGTCTCAAATACCACGCGCATTTTTTTAAGTCCTCAACACCGTTTTTATGCTCAGTTCTCCACAAGTACTTTAAACAGGCTCCGCGACAGTACGCTTTAAACCCTTCAACACCTAAAGCAGACTCAATGGCATCAATACACTCGACAGCACCTTGTGTGTAGTGCGATGGACTGTTGACTGGATCTTCTGAAGTTTTTAGAGGTTCCATAGAATCAAATTCATTGAATAAGAAGGCATCGGATTGGGTCACAAACTACACGCTGAACATCTGAGTTATATCTAACAAAGATAAATTTTCTGCAGACAAAACTTTACTGTATTTTGTATCTAGGTGCTCAAGCAGCCCGCAGGGGGCTATGCAGAGTTTACCTCGTTCTTTAATCAACGGCACAACACGGCGGTGCTCCTGTTCAAAAGCAAGTTTTTCAAAAGCAAGTCCCATAGAACTTCTATCAGCAATCGGCCAACAACGAAATTTCGTCAAGTTAAAACTTTTTATAGGATCGCAACTGTCAGAAACGATGTATTCATCAGCCATATCCTGATCTAGTATCATCATTCCCATATAAGGATTACCTAGAGACACAAAACAAACAAAATCATCGTAAGGCGTTATGAAAGTTTGAGCTTTATACGGTCTTTCGCCCCACACGGATTTTGTAGGTCCGTTTAACTCCCATCTTCGGTAGTTATCAAAGGGTATGGATCGTTCATTAAAACGCTCAAATCGACAAAAACCAGGTTCTAGGTTTAACTCCTTTAACTTATCTTTCCAGGATATCCAATAGTCAAAATGTTTATGCGTGAAAAGCATATCATTTTCTGTATATACATAAAAATCATGCGTTTTTGCTTGAACGGCTTGTATCAAAAGAGGTTTGTGCGCCCAAGTTAAACTAAAACCTGTG